TGCTCGGCCTGGAGTGCTCGGCCTGGAGTGCTCGGCCTGGAGTGCTCGGCCTGGAGTGCTCGGCCTGGAGTGCTCGGCCTGGAGTGCTCGGCCTGGAGGTTAAATATATCGTAAAATCCTATTCTTAAGTTGATGCGCTACTTTCTCCAATCTATTAATCGTAGCAAAATATTGTTGACAATAGTAGCCTCTTAAAAAAATATTTCAATAAAAAAAGTCGATGTAAAGTATTGACGCAAAGTTGACTAAATATATTTTCACAAACTAAAAATTTTTAAGGGTCCTATTTGTCACTAACCACTGCGAGGGTATTCGGATCGCACCATAAGAGTAGGCAATACGCTGCAAAGTTGTTTCGATAATGCAAGACACACCTCGCCCAGTAACCGAAATAGCGAAATCGGATATTTTATCATTTTTATTCTTATCGCGCTATCTTCGTATTATCGTATTTGAATCATGGCCCTCATTAGCAGATCCGAAGCCGCACGCGCATTGGGCGTATCACCCGAAGCTGTCTATGCAGCAGTGAAAAGCGGAAGATTATCGGTCAAGAAAGACGCATATGGCAAGCCTGTTGTCGATAGTGAAACAATGCGAGAGGAATGGGCCAGGAACACGCAGACGAGAATTGGAATCGGTCCAAAAGCCGCTGGCCCAGGCAAGGAGAAGAAGCCTTTGCGCAGTCGCGAGGAGAGAATGGCTTCAGGCAGTGAGCAGCCGAGGATCAGCAAGACTCAGGAGTCGATCCCCGACTATGACGAATCTCGCGCTCGAACGGAGCATTTAAAGGCAGAGCTGCTTGAACTTGATCGACAGCAAAAAGAGGGGCTCCTGGTTAAAGCAGAGGACATTGCGCTTGAGTGGTCAGAAATTATCACTCGTGCAAGAACAAAGCTATTAGGGATACCAACCAAGGCAAAACAGCGAATACCAGACTTAGACACAGACGCTATTGGTGTTTTGGATGATATTGTGCGCGAAGCCTTAGAAGATTTAGCTGGTGACAGTGAATAACGTAGAAAAACTAAGAAAGTCAGCTGCTTTAGCGTTTAAACCGCCAAAAAAGATGACTTTAAGCGAGTGGGCGGACTCTTATGCCTACTTAAGCGCAGAATCGAGCGCAGAAGGCGGAAAATGGCACACGCTGCCTTATCAGAAGGGGATAATGGATGCGATCACGAATCCCAAGATCGAGCAGATCAGCGTGATGAAAAGTGCCCGTGTCGGGTACAGCAAAATTCTTAATCACGTCGCGGCCTTTCATATTCATCAGGATCCGTGCCCGATCATGATTGTGCAGCCCACGATTGAGGATGCACAGGGATACTCGAAGGAGGAGATCGCGCCAATGTTGCGCGATACGCCTTGCCTCAAGGGTGTAGTGAGCGAGGCCAAGTCAAAAGACGGAGCCAACACGATCCTGCAGAAGCAATTCCCTGGGGGGAGCCTGAGCCTGGTGGGCGCTAACAGTCCGCGTGGGTTTAGGCGTGTGAGTAGGCGAGTGGTGCTATTTGACGAGGTTGATGGTTATCCACCTTCGGCTGGCACCGAGGGAGACCAGATCAAGCTGGGCATTAGGCGTACTGAGTATTACTGGAACAGGAAGATCGTGGCGGGGTCAACGCCAACGGTTAAAGACTTCAGCCGTGTCGAGCGAATGTTTCTGCAGGGTGATCAGAGGCGCTATTTCGTTCCATGCCCTGACTGCGGCCACATGCAGTACTTGAAATGGGCAAATATGAAATGGCACGACAACGACCCCGACACAGCTAGTTACTGCTGCGAAAGCTGTGGCGTATGGATCCCAGCAGCAAAGAAACGTTGGATGGTTGAACGCGGTGAGTGGCGGCCCACCGCGCCTGGTAATGGTAAACATGTCTCATTCCATATTTGGGCGGCGTACAGCTATAGCCCCAATGCGAGCTGGTCAACACTGGTTGAAGAGTTTCTTGATGCGAAAAACGACGCAGAGCAGCTAAAGACATTCGTGAACACTGTTCTGGGCGAGACGTGGGAAGACGAATATGCGTCGAAGGTGGGCGCAGATGCTCTCAGCGAACGTTCAGCTGATGAAAAGTACAAGCAGGGCGTGGTGCCTGCGGAGGCATTGCTACTGACTGTCGGTTGCGACACTCAGGATGATCGGCTGTCACTCAGTGTTTGGGGATGGGGCCGCGAGGAGCAGGGTTGGTTGATTGACAGAGTGAAAATTTACGGCGACCCGTCGCGGAAAGACGTGTGGAAGCAGTTGGACGAGATTGTGCAGACGCCTTACAAGTCTGAGGATGGTCGTGAGTTGAAGCCAATGGTGGTAGCCATCGATAGCGGCGGCCACCACACCAGCGAGGTGTACCAGTATGCAAGGGAACGTCAGAGCTTGGGCGTTGTTGCGATCAAGGGCATGTCAACTAAAAACAAGCCGCCAATTGGCAAGGCAAGTAAGGTTGACCTAAACGCAAAGGGCAAAACGCTCAAGAAGGGAGCGCAGGTGTTCCCGGTTGGATCGGACACGATTAAGTCATTATTATTCGGCAGATTGAAGCACAACGATGTCGGGCCAGGGTATTTGCATTTCTATCCAACGGTTGATAAAGATTATTTCGAGGAGTTGACTGCAGAGAAGCAGGTACTCAGGTTCAGGAATGGATTCCCTGAGCGTATTTGGGTAAAAAAAAGCAGTGCAAGAAACGAAGCATTGGATGAGCTTGTTTACGCTTACGCGGCGTTAAATCGCGTGTATCAAATCAAAGATCGTCGAACGCTATGGGATCAGATGGAAAAGTCACCCGAAGAACGAAAAGAGTCCAAGCGTACAGCTTCGGCAGCGCGGACCCAGAAAAGTTTCGTTAATCATTGGTAGGAGTTAGACTGCTGAATATCAAATGCTCTCTTTAGATGGGAATCCCTCCATCCATAACTAGCGGCGTGGATACGGTGTGGACTGATTCCGAGACCGTTGACGTTTTTGGAGATGCTGTAACTAGCTCTACGCATAGTCTTGTCTATTATTTTCGACTAAATACAAACGCTCAAGGTCTGACGGCAACATCAGTCGCTTACGACAGCGGTTGGAAAACAACTTTAAGCGCATCTGAAACTGCATCGGTTGTCGCAAGCCCCGACTGGTTCTTTCAGGCTGTGCTGACCAAGACTGGCGAAAACATTATTCAGGAGTACAGCCGGGGCCAGATCGAGTTTCAGCCTTCTTTGTCCTATTCGGGTACGCCCGGCGCTTTTGACGGGAGGACTCAGGCACAGAAAGATCTTGATGCTGTAAAAACAGCTATTCGAGCTTTGCTTGGTGGCGGCGCGGTTCAAGAGTACAGAATCGGGACGCGAAATTTAAAGCGATACGATATTTCGGAACTTCTGGTGTTAGAGACTAGGCTGAAGTCGATAGTGGCTAAGGAAAACAAAGCCAAGATGATCGCTTCAGGATTGGGCGATCCTAAAAATCTGTATGTTCGCTTTGGTCAAGGCTGATGGGATTAAGAACAAACTTACTTAGAAGATTTGGCTTACGGCCTATCCCTGTCGAGCAGCGCAGGCGCAGGCGCAGGCGCAGTTATGCAGGTGCTTTTGTCTCTCGCCTGACAAGCGACTGGATGAGCACTCAAGCTAGTGCTGACGCTGAAATACTCACAAGCATCAGGAAGCTGCGAGACCGCTCCCGCGAGATGGTGCGGAACAATCCTTATGCAAAGCAGGCAAAACGCACGACTCAAGTCAACGTTGTTGGCAGTGGGATCAAGCTTCAATCTCAAGTGCAGCAACTTAGGGGCAGGAAGCTAAACGATTCAGTCAATCGCTTGATTGAAGAAAAGTGGCGTTTATGGACCCGTGCGCAACATTGCGACGTAGCGGGTCGGCACAGTTTTCACATGATGGAATGGCTTGCCACTGGTGCCTTGCCAGAGTCAGGCGAGGCATTGTTCAGGATCATAAGGCGTCCGTTTGGCAACAGTAAGGTGCCATTGGCTCTTGAAATGCTTGAGTCTGACGTGCTGGATGAGGAGTACCAAGGCCCGACTCTTTCTAGAAGCAATGAGTGGAGAATGGGTGTCGAAATTAATGAATGGGGCCGCCCAGTACGTTATGCGTTTTTAACTCGTCACCCTGGCGATTCTTGGTTCCAGAATGTTTCAGAGAAAGATGGTAAGCATGTATTTCTTCCAGCAGCGGATGTAATTCATTTATTTTTACCGGAGCGGCCACAGCAGAATCGGGGTGTGCCTTGGTTCCATCCTGTGATGGTTGACGCGCATCAGCTGGCAGGATATGAACAAGCCGCTGTCGTTCGTGCTCGCGCTGGCGCAAGTGTCATGGGCTTTATCACTAGCCCAGAAGGCGAGCTTGACGGGGATGATGTTGAAGACAGCCGCCGGATTAGTGAGTTTGAGCCTGGTATGTGGAAGTATTTAGAGCCTGGTCAGAATGTTGAAGTTCCAGACATCGGCTCACCTGACCAGCAATTCGAGATGTTTGTTAAAAACAAAGTACGTCGTTTTGCTTCAGGTTTTGGCTGTAGTTATGAGACATTGAGTCGTGATTTTTCAGACACTAATTACAGCAGCAGCCGTTTAAGCCTCTTGGAAGACAGAGAGCACTGGAAAGTCGTCCAGGGGTATTTGATTGAAAATTTTCACATGAGAGTGTTCCGTGAGTGGCTTGGCTTGGCTGTGCTTGCTGGAGAGTTACCGTTCACCGATTACGAGGAAAGGCCAGAGCGATACGACACACCCAGATGGATGGCGCGTGGATGGGATTGGGTTGACCCTCTCAAAGAGGCTAAAGCTTACCGTGAGATGGAAAATGCGGGCTATTATACGAAGGCTCAAATCGTTTCAAGGTTAGGAGGAGACTTCTACGACAACTTGAGTGAAATTGCTATGGAACAGCAAGCAGCCCGTGATCTTAACGTTGAGCTTGATCGAGACATTATCGAGCAGCCCCCAGAGGTAATTGAGTGATGCCATTTAAGCCAAACGATGGAATGCGTGAAGAAGCGCAGCGTTACAAAGACTGGAAATCAGACGGCAGGAAAGGCGGCACTGAAGTCGCAGCTCGCCGCGCAACTCAAATCTTGAGCGGCAATGAGTTGAGCGATGAAACAGTAATCAAGATGAGCGCATGGTTTGCGCGTCATGAAGTAGACAAGCAAGCTGAAGGATTCAGTCCAGGAGAAGATGGCTACCCCTCGCCAGGAAGAGTCGCTTGGGCTGCTTGGGGCGGCGATTCTGGTAAAACATGGTCAGACCGCATTGTTAAATCCATGGATCGTTCAATCACCCAAGAAGAGGTTCGCGCCGAGCCTGACGCTTTAGACGTTGGAGATTTTGTGCGCTGGAGTTCTTCTGGTGGCAATGCTCAGGGACGCATTACAAGAATTGTTCGTGATGGCCAGCTAGAGGTGCCTGGCGCAGAAGTTACTATTAATGGAGAAGAGGATGATCCTGCCGCATTAATTAGGATTTATCGCGAAGGAGACGAAGGATGGCAAGAGACCGATGTTTATGCAGGGCATAAGTTCAGTACACTGAACAAGATCGAAGCATTACGCGAGATGGAGGGACAAGAGGAGGTGCATTATGCGGCCTTTGATGAAGAACATCAGAAATTGTCCCGTGATCTGGAAGGTAAGACCTTTCAGCGTGTCGAAGCTACCAGCTTCCGCATGGTTGATGAAAAGAGCATGGAGTTTCCATTCAGCTCTGAATATCCCGTGGCTCGTTATTTTGGAAACGAAATCCTGAGCCATGGCAGCGAGTCCGCCAACCTTGAGCGGCTCAATGACGGCGCACCGCTTCTTTATAACCACGATCCAGACCGCATGATCGGCGTTGTCGAGCGTGCTTGGATTGATGGAGAAAAGAAGCGGGGTTATGCCAAGGTGCGCTTCTCGCGTAATAAATTTGCGCAAGAAGTGCTCCAAGACGTTCGTGATGGAATCCTTCGCGGCGTTTCTTTCGGCTACTCCATTGATAAAATGGAAGAGCGTGAAAGTGATTTTGTAGCGACGAATTGGCGTCCCTATGAAGTAAGTCTGGTCAGCATTCCTGCTGATCCGACAGTCGGAGTTGGACGCTCTCTTGAGACGGACGATTCTGACCTAGACAATGGAGTTGAACGTTCCTTAGAGGAACTCGGCTCTGAGACTGCGGCTTCACCCGCATCACCTGAAAACACAATGACTGAGGTCATCATGGAAAACACTCCAGATCTGGAGGTGATCCGGTCCGAGGCCGTAGAGGCCGAACGTGACCGTGCTACCTCTATCACTCAAATCGGTGAGCGTCACAAGCTCCCTGACATGGCACGCGACTTGATCAACGGCGGCAAGTCTGTTGATGAGGCCCGTGCTGCATTTCTCGAAAAAATCGGCACTCAAACCGTGGAACACAGCATCAGCGTCACTGGTAACGACATCGGCCTCTCTGATAAGGAGACCCGTAGCTTCAGCTTCGTCAAAGCTCTGAACTATCTCTCTAACCAGGGTGATGCTCAGGCTCGTCGCGATGCAGCATTTGAAATTGAAGTTGGTGAGGCTGCTGCTAAGAAGTACGAGCGTTCTTCAAACGGCATTGTCATCCCTAATGAAGTCCTTCGTCGCGATTTGGTTGTAGGCACTCCTACAGCTGGTGGTGACTTGGTTGACGACGTGCTTCTCTCAGGAAGCTTCATCGACCTGCTTCGTAACCGCTTGTCAATTGCTCAAGCTGGCGCAACGATGCTGACCGGCCTCCAAGGCAATGTCTCAATTCCTCGCCAGACAAGCGCGAGCACTGCTTACTGGGTTGGCGAAAACGCTTCTCCTACCGAGTCCCAGCAGGCAATTGATCAAGTCAACATGACACCCAAGACAGTGGGTGCTTTCGTTGACTACTCAAGGCGTCTTCTGCTTCAAAGCAGCATCGACGTTGAAGGCATGATTCGTAACGATCTTGCTCGCGTCATTGCCCTTGAGATTGATCGCGCTGCTGTTTACGGCACCGGTTCTTCCAACCAGCCTCAGGGTCTGACTAACGTCAGCGGTATTGGATCTGAGACTTTGACCAACTTTGGAAGTTTTGATGAGTACATTGCAATGGAGACCGACGTTGCTGCGGCTAACGGTGACATTGGCACAATGCGCTACATCATCAACGCTTCCGCTCGCGGTGCTCTGAAGTCAACTGAAAAGGCTTCAAACACTGCTCAGTTCGTTTACGAAAACGATGAAATCAACGGTTACCCTGTGATCGTTTCCAACCAGTTGCTCAACAACGATGCACTGTTTGGCGATTTCTCACAGTTCGTGATGGGCATGTGGTCAGGCTTGGATCTGACTGTTGATCCTTACGCTGGCGCAACTGCTGGTACTGTTCGCGTCATTGCTCTTCAGGATATTGACTTTGCTGTCAAGCAGCCTGCATGTTTCTGCTTCGCTAGCTGAACAACATGAAAGTTGAGATCACACGCGGAGTGATGATCAACGGGGAGTCTGTAAAAGCAGGCTCCTTTATTGAAGTTGATCAGCAGATAGCGAATATTCTTTTCAATAGCGGCAAAGCAAAAGTTGCTGTTGAGAAGACAACAAATTCGGTTTCTGAAGCTACCGATTCTTGCAAAACTGTGCCTCGTTCAAAGCGAGGACGTTCTAAAACTTCTTTTGGAGAAGACTGATGACAATTCTTTCTGTAGGGCTTGAAAAGCTTTCGCATTTTGCGCTAGCACCTACTGCTTCACGTACTTCTGCTCTTGACGGCACTGCTGTTGACTTGAATGATTACGAAGGCGACATTTGCGTGATTCTCGATGTCGAGAATGGCGGAACATCAACTTTAGATGTCAAGATTCAGTCAGCTGACACTTCCGGTGGGACTTACTCTGATGTCCCTGACACTTCTTTCACTCAAGTGAGCACAAGCGCAAGCAAGCAGACGCTTGTTTTCCCAAAGGGTAGCGCCAAGCGCTTTATCAAAGCTGTTTCAACAGTTTCAACTTCAACTCATACCTACAGCGTCAATGCTTTTGGTGCGCTGAAGTACGCTTGATAGTTTTATGCGTCTGACATAAGTCGGGCGCTTTTTCATGCTTTGATAAGGCTAGTCAGTTATGATGTTCAAGTAAGGAGCTAGGCGAGAGATGAGCCTTCCACGAATTGGTGGTTTTTCGGCCCCAGCAACTGCAGATTTTGCTGACCTTGACTATGACGGTAGCAGCCGGGTAGTTACGATTACCTACAAACAGGGCGGTTCTGGTGGTGTTGTGGTTGGCGTGTTGAATATTACTTATGTCGGTGCTAGTACCGATGTTGATACTGTTTACTGGACTATCTGATCATGGCGTATAAGTACAATCCACTACTAGGAGTCGGTCTCGACGAAGTAGGAGCAGGCGGCGGCGCTGCCACTCCTGGCGGTGCGGACACCCAAGTTCAATTTAACGATGGTGGAGCACTTGGCGGTGACGCAGGTCTCACCTACGACAAAACGACAGACAAGCTTACTGTTGCCGGTGACATTGATCTAGACGACGGCGGAACATTTAGCACCACGTTGCAGACGGTAACACCAACTGCTAACCGGACAGTCTCAATTCCTGATGCAACTGGAACGATTGGTCTGGTCAATGGTCCTACTGGCAGTATCCAGTTTAATCAAGCCGGTGCATTAAGCGGCACCAGTGATTTTAGTACGACGCTGGATTGGAATAATGCAACAACAACATTTACAGGGCTGAAGTTAAATGTAACCAATACTGCAAGCGCTGCTAATAGCAACCTGCTGGATTTGCAGGTGAATGGGACGAGCGTTGCTTCAATAAGTACCAATGGTTCTACCGGCACCGGCTATCTAAAACTAATCCCCACAACAGTTGGCGCATTAACTGCAGCTGCAACTGTTGGTGCAGGTACTAAAGCTTTTGTGACGGACTCAACTAGCACGCTTAGTTCTCACCACGGCCAAGCTGTTGTCGGCGGTGGTAGTAATTTCGTGCCGGTCTTTAGCGACGGCACTAACTGGATCGTCGGCTGATGACATCCTCTGCAAACTTCGCTTCCGACCGAACCATGGACACGCTTTCTCTCACACTGACCAACACCCGCGTTATTGACGGGTTGATCTTTGCCGCTAATTCTGTTGGCAAAACACCTGAAGCTTATGCTGAATGGTTACTAGACAACGACGGCTATCGTTATGCCGACGCCAACTCTTATGGTGTCGTAACAAGTGCAGGATTCTTTGCACGTTTCACACCAACTGAATATGCAGCGGTGCTTGCAGCTTCTGTCGATACGGTAGAAGTACCAGAGAAGATTGGCGGTGTTCCAACTGAGGAACAATACGATGCATACCAAGTAGCAGTTCTTCAGTATTCAATACTGGAGAATCCTACGGCTGAAGAAACTGCAACGTATGAAGCGGCCCTTGAAGCGTATGAACTGGCTACCACTGCTGAAAATCAAACCGAGGTTGATGCAGCTGAAGCACAGAATGCAGCCGCTAATGCAGTGAAAGCATTGCTTGATGAATTAACAGCTGCTGAAAAAGTAGCACTTGATGATCAACGTGTTGCTGATGGTCTTGCACTGTTAGTCAGCATGGAATTGCTTGCACCTGGACGACCAGCTGAAATTACTGCGTATGAGCGCCCATTCCCTGTGATTACACAGGAGATCGAACAATGAGCCTGAGGTGGTCGTCAGCAACTGATCAGTTGTATGCGGTGAGCAATAGTTCACCTTCCCTTGACTTGGATTTTGCAAGCAACAAGAGCTTGCTAGACAATATCAGCGGCTTCCCATTAGTCAATCACCAACGTGATGCTAGTAGCGGCAAAAGTGCTGGGACGTATGTTGACAGTGATGGGTTGATTAAGACCAGTCCGGTTAATTACGCTATCAACAGTGAACAGATAGACCTTTGGACTCCAAGCGGGGGAAGCATCTCAGCTAATTTTGCAGAATCACCTATTGGGGATTTAACGGCTGATAAATGGATCCCTGATACTGCTAGTAGCTATCATTATCCAAAACTAATAACCACCTTATCATCTGCTAGTTCAGTTACTTATAGCATCTATGCAAAACAAGCAGGCTATAGGTATTTATTAATAAACACGACTGATGGCAGTTCGTCGGGCAACGGTGGCCCTGTTGTTGACTTGCAAGATGGTGAAGTTGCCAGCAACTACACAGCAACTTACCCAACGACTGTTACAGATGCTGGTAACGGTTGGTGGAGGGTTGCTATGACATTTACTGGAAACGGAGTTAATATAATTGTAGACCATAATCCATTACCAACATCAACCATTGCCGCATATTCCGGTGATAATACTTCTGGTGTTCTTCTGTGGGGCGCTCAACTACAAGAAGGCACAACCGCCACTGACTACATCCCAACAGGTGCAACGATTAGTGGAGCACCACGATTTGATCATGACCCCGTGACTGGTGAAAGTCTGGGGTTGTTGATTGAAGAGGAACGGACAAATTACTGTACCGGTGACTTTAATGGAACCTTAGGAGACGGGGGCTTGCAAACTCTGCCTTCTGGCGTGAAGGCACCTGATGGCTCCACTGCAGCATATCTCCTCCTTCCAGGGGTGACGCGGTTGTGGTTTGATGGTTTGAATAGTGTAAATATAGGCATCAGTGGTAAAGCAGTCCTTTCATACTATGCTTATTCAGTGAATAATTCAATAATACTACGCCCTAACGCTTTTAATACTTCATACACTAATGTAGTATCAGACACAATTCCTGGTCAATGGGTGAGGATCTACGCTGTTGTTGACTTAATAAATGGTGTTTTACAATACAGAGTTACTCCGTACAACACCACTATATACACACAAGCGGAGTATGACGCTGGAGAAAGAGTTTACCTGTGGGGATTTCAAGTAGAAATAGGCAACTTCCCAACCTCCTACATCCCCACAACCGGCAGCACCGTAACGCGCTCACCTGACATCGCATCGATTGAAGGGACGAACTTTAGTAGTTGGTATAACTCAACAGCTGGCAGCTTTTATGCAGATGTAAAAGCTTATGGTACTTCTACTGGATCTTCAAGGATCATTGGGACGGATCAAATTGCAACGCCACTTTATTACAACACTACTGCTGATACTATAAAATCTTATGGCAATACTGTGGGGCCAACTGTATCTGGCCTTATTGCTTTTGGCCGTCATAAAGCAGGAATGGCCTACGCAACTGGTGATGAGGCTATCTCCGTAAATGGAGGAACTGTGGCAACATCAGCAGTAGGCTTTAATAATACCTCAAACACAGTAACCGCAGTTGCTTTATTTGCAGTGACATCAGGCTCAGAAAAAACAACCGGCCACATCACCCGCCTTGCCTATTACCCCTACCGTCTTTCTGACACCATTTTGCAGGAGATTACATCATGACTTTAGTTCCACAGCATATTATCCTTCAGTCCCCAGCGTCTAATGATCCGTTGCTGGACCTTAATACACAACCAAGTCTTGACCTGCAGTTTGCTACAGGCAAGACACTTAATGATCGAGTAAGCGGTAACAACTTAATCACGTTTAGTCGTGCAGATGCTACTACCTGTGCAACTTATGTTGATAGCAATGGTGTTATTCAAACTGCTGCTGCAAATGTACCCCGCTTTGATCATGACCCCGTGACTGGTGAAAGTCTGGGGTTGTTGATTGAAGAGAGTAGGACGAATAAACTTGCACGTAGCGAGGAGTTCGATAATGCTTATTACACAAAGGCATTTGTAACCGTCACACCTGATCAGAGTGCTGCCCCTGATGGTAATACAACCGCTGATCAAGTCCTGCCTACAACTAATGGCAGTTATCACAGAATAACTAAAAGCGGTCTTTCTGTTTCCGCCCCTTGTGTTCTTAGCGTGTTCGTGAAAGCAAACGGTTACAATCACTTTCAGCTTAGGACTCGTGGTAGCAGTAATAGAGCCACGGTATTTGATGTAAGTGATGGAACTATTACGCAAGAGATGGAGGCCAGTATTGGAGAAACGAATCTAGGTAATGGTCTGACTCCAGTTGATTACGGTAACGGCTGGTGGCGTTTAAGCATGTTACGAACGGACACCGACACAATCACAGCCGTTGACCTTTCTGTTTTAGATACAGGAACACCCGGCAGTCAGGTTTATGTGTTTACAGGTGACGGTACGTCAAGTGTTTTCTGCTGGGGAGCAATGCTAGAGCAAGGTTCCTTCCCAACCTCCTACATCCCCACCGCAGGTACAACCGTAACCCGTGCTCCTGAGCTTGTAAGTATCCTTGGGGCGGATTACACGTCTGTGTTTGGCACTGACTTGGGTGCCGGTACTGTCTTTACTGATGTCAAAGTACTTGGGGAGAAAGGCAACACAAATACTGGTTATTTTAGTTCGTTCAGTACCAACGATAACAACTCTTTTACTACCTTTACCGCATATGACAACCGTCTTACTGTTGGGATAACAACGCCTAACGCCAATATTGATAGATATAAAGATCTAACTGGGGTACGTGTTAAATCTGCTGTCTCTTGGAATGATCTTGAACAACCAAGGGATGACCAAGACAACGCTAGCCATGCTTTGGATGGGACATTATATGGGGGGTTCCAATACAGAGGGTCTGGGACCCCATTAAATACAGAATATGACCGTTTTGGCATAGGAAGAGCTATACGGGCAATAACTACTTTCGGCTCAATAAACGGCCACATCTCCCGCCTTGCCTATTACCCATACCGCTTGGCTGACGCCACTTTACAGGAGATCACATCATGAGTTGGATTATTACTAGCGATCAGGTCAGCCCTCCTGGCGATGCTGCAATTACTTATGGCATCACAAATGCTGGCGGTGTTTTTAACCTTAGGTCTACAGGCACTGTTGATTATGAAGCTGAATGGGGCGATGGTAATGTTGAGATAAGCACACTTAACGTATTACCTCACACCTATACTGCTGGTGATTATTCAGTGGTTGTTTATAGTGATGGGGTTTATAGGCCGTATTTCAATAACGTATCCGCTGATGCAAATCAGATTACTTCTGTTGCTATTGGTAGTGGAGCTAATTTAGGGACTAGCCTAGATTCTGCTTGGGAAACCGCAATTAACCTAGCAACGTTTACATGCCCATTTGATGCAACAAGTTCGGTTACAAACTTTGTTGACTCTTGGCGACGTTGCAACAGCCTAACAAGCTTCCCGTTAATTGATACTTCTAGTGGTACAAGCTTTTCTTACGCTTGGTACAACTGCTCCAGCCTAACAAGCTTCCCATTATTAAATACTTCTAGTGGTACAAGCTTTTTTGCCGCTTGGAGCAACTGCTCCAACCTAGCCAGCTTTCCATTATTAATTATGTCTAGTGGTACAGACTTTGGTCGCGCTTGGAACAGCTGCTCCAGCCTAACTAGCTTTCCATTAGTAAATACTTCTAGTAGCGCAACCTTTGCTGCCACTTGGGAGGGGTGCTCCAACCTAGCCAGCTTTCCATTATTAAATATGTCTAGTAGTACAAGCTTTGTTTACACTTGGAACAACTGCACCAGCCTAACTAGCTTCCCATTAGTAAATACTTCTAGTGGTACAAACTTTACTGCCACTTGGGCCAGTTGCTCCAGCCTAACTAGCTTCCCATTATTAAATACTTCTAGTGGTGCAGACTTTAGAAGCGCTTGGGCATTCTGTAGTTCTCTATCAGATTTCCCCGCCAACATGTTTGACACGACGGGAGCACTTATTGCTGCTGCTTTTAATAACGCTTGGAGAAACTGTGCCCTCACTGCACAATCTATTGAGAACATCCTTGTCTCACTAGACACTAATGGTGCTACTGGTATCACGCTTGGCATCGACGGCGGAACTAACGCTGACACCTCCACATGGTCAGCGGCTGCTAATGCAGCGTGGCTTAGTCTTGACGCCAAGGGCTGGAACATCAATCAGAATGGACCTGATCCTACCTAATCGTAAGAAGCATGGCATTTACCGAAGATCTAAGTATTTTTTTAAGCACATCAGATTTTGCGGTGCCAGTTGTTGCTGGTGCAATCTCAGGGTTCGGTATTCTAGACATGCCTTCAGAAATCATTGCTGATGGGGTTGTGCTTACGACTGACTACAAGCTGACTTGTGAGTCTTCAAAATTCAAGAATCTGCTTCACAGCGATGCAATAACAGTGGATAGCGTAAACTACACCGTAAGAAGCGCGAATTTGATTGATGACGGAAGCTTTGTTGAGTTAATGCTGATGAAAAACTCATGACTACTAGACGTGAACAAATCTTGGCCCAGATCGCCACAACCTTAGCCAGCACGGCTGGAGTTGATGGGAGGGTGTATCGGTCAAGGGTTACCGCAGCAGCCAGGGCCGAGACGCCAATGGTTGTTATCGAGCCAGTAAATGACGTTGCGCAGCAGCAAACATCATTACCAAAACTTGACTGGACGATGCGGGTAAGAATAGTCGTAATCACCAGGTCAACGACTCCTTACACGGATGCAGATTCAGTAATTGAATCAATGCACTCAAAGCTTATGGCTGATTTGACTCTTGGGGGTTATGCAATTGACGTGCAGCCTGCTCTGACAAGCTTTGAGTTTCTTGATGCAGACCAGCCTGCTGGCGTGTTTTCTAATGAGTACGACGTTAAATACAGAACATCAGTAGCAGACCTTACCGTCTACTAAGGTTTAAGCAGTTGCAAGGATTACGATGAAAGACGAGTACAGCGGTCAAGGTGGGTCGTATCTTCTCGATCCAGAAACCGGAAAGCGCACTCTGATTCAGCGAACACTTCCCGCCGACCCCCAACAAGAAAATGGCACCACTTCTTCTACGGAAACGACTGATTCTGATCGAAACAGAGTCGAGCTACGGAGTCGATCCGACTCCAACAGGAACCGACGCGGTTTTGGTGAGAGATCTGAACATCACCCCACAGCAGAGTGATGTTGTTAATCGTGATCTGATCCGTCCTTATTTGGGCGCTTCTGAGCAACTGCTGGCTAACACTCGCGTTGAATGTACATTCAGCGTTGAGCTTGCAGGATCCGGGACTGCTGGAACTGCGCCTCAGTACGGCAAAGCACTGCAGGCTTGTGGCCTTAGCGAAACTGTTGCTGCTGGAACTTCGGTGACGTATGCGCCAGTGAGCGCATCTTTCAGCTCGGTCACCATTCACTACAACATTGATGGCGTTCGTCACAAAGTGACTGGTGCTAGAGGAACATTCACCTTGAATGGATCTGTTGGAGAAATCCCTACGATTGACTTCACCTTCACTGGTATCTATAACGCTCCTGATGATTCAGCACTGCCTAGCGTTACTTACGCAAACCAGGCAACACCGCTGATCTTTAAGAACGGCAACACAGACACATTCTCCTTGCTCTCTTACTCTGGCTGTCTTCAGTCAGTGAGTATGGACATCGGCAACACAGTCGTGTATCGCGAGTTGATTGGTTGCACGAAGGAAGTGCTGATCACTGATCGCAGTGCCAGCGGTAGCGTGAGCCTTGAGATGATCTCGATTGCCACGAAGGACTATTTCACTGCTGCTTTGACTGACGGCACGCTAGGCGACTTGACGTTCCAGCATGGCACCACTGCTGGGAACATTGTTGATTTTTCGAGCAGTCAAATCGACATTGGTGATGTGAGCTATGCCGACCAAGACGGCATTGCGATGCTGAACATCCCATACACCGCGATTCCCTCAACAGCAGGGAATGATGAGTTCAGCTTGGTGTACACTTGATCTGTCGCAGCTCTGCCCTAGGACGCTAGGAACAGCATCTGACTTGCACCCCCGGCAGGGGCCGCACCCGCCAAAGCCTCCGACCCTCACCGGCACGGGGGCTTTGTGCTGTATAAGCATTCTTTTTGGCTCTACATTGCGGAGGGATTTTTATTGCTGTAGGCTAATTGCAGTTAAATTTGCTCAATGGCATTCGTTCGCAAAAGGGTTAAAACTTTCAAGTGGCCTGTAACCGTGGAAGAACCTGCTGACGGTGGGGTCTTTGATGACTCTAGTTTTGATGCGGTGTTTAAGCGGGTGCCACGGTCCGAGTTCCAGAAGCTTGCGGATAAAGGCGACCTCGATTTGCTTAAAGCAGTGATGACTGGATGGGAAGGAATCGAGGATGAAGACGGAAAACCGTTGCCGTTTTCCCAGGCAGCAATGAAAGAATTTGCTGATGATCCATATTGGATTCGTGGTGTCCTGAAGGCTTACACCGAAACTTTTGAAGGCGCGAAACTGGGAAACTAAAAGATGCCGTCAAGTATTGGGCGAATGGCGGCAAAAGAATAGAGGACAAGAGTGCAGATGACGCTGCGGCATTTGGATTGAAGCCGCAGCGTCAGGCCGCTCCTGAAAAGGAGCACTTTGAGGTATGGGAAGAAAACTGGGATGCGTTGATGATGTTCTTGCGAATGCAAACGCAATGGACCGTCACGATGGGAGGTTACGTTGGATTGAAATATGAGGTTTTGCTGGGTGCATCAGGGCTAATGTCCCTTTATGATGTAAGCAATCCCCGTGAGATGCTGGAGAGCCTTCAAGTAATGGAAGCTGCTGCACTCTCTGAGCTGAACAAGAAAGATGGCAAGTAAAACCGTTTCGCCTGTTGATATTAAAATTAAGGTCACAGGCGCAGAACAGCTTGCGTCCTTAAAAAGCTCGTTCCGAGATTTATCAAAACAGACAAAACTTTCTGATATAAGTATTGTTCAAGCAGCTAAAGATATTAGAAATTTTGCCGCAGAAGCTGGCAACAGCGAAGCGACAGTAAGAGGACAGATTAAGGCGCTTGAGGGTTTGCGCCAGCAAGCCGCCATGGGCGGCAGGATGTATAAGTTTCTTGCTGCAAAAATTGGGGATTTAGGGCTAGCAATTAAGGGGTCTAGTACGCAGATAGAAGAGCAAAGATCCGCGTTACTAGAAATTGGGTCCGCCGCTTCTTCTAGTTCGGCGCAAATAAAAAAAGCAATTGACGGTCTTAAGCAATTAAGGAATCAAGCGTCTCAGGACTCTCAAGCATTCTTTGGGCTTTCAAAAGAAATTGATGAGTTGACAAAAAAAGTTAACTCACTTGACGCTGCACTAGAACAAAACGCAAGCCGAAACAGGGCTAGGGCTGCTTCTGTCTCAGGAGTCTTAGCAAAGTATGAAGCTGCTGCAAGAAAACAAGCTCAAGCCGCAAAAGAGAGAGAGGAAATTGTTAGAGGTGAAGTCATAGCTCTTAGCGAAAAAGGTAAGGCTACCGAAGAGCTTGCAAAGAAAGAAAATCAATTAACTGCAGCGATAGCGAGAAGGAAGCAGCTAGGCATTCAAGAGACTGCTCGCGAGGCTAGAAGATCAGTAAGAGCTGGTGCTCAAGTTTATACAGGCAACGTAGAACTTGGCCCTATAGATGCGCTTGATCAGCGATTAGGTGATCTACCGGCTACAACTGCTGCTTTTTCTCAAAGGCTCACTGAACTGCAAGATCGGTTGATAAATACTGTTAGGTCAAGCGATCAATATGTTGCTGTTGCTTTGCGTATTGCACAGGTGCAGCGAGAGGCAACAGCAACGGCTCAGGGGTTAGGCGCTGCGCTGGTAAAAGATTTAGCTAGCGGCAATACAGTTAGAAATCAAAAGAATCTGCGTGAAGCTATTGGCCAGCTTCAGGCTGAGATGAATGAGCTGAATACAGAAACAGCTGAAGGTTCATCTAAGTATGCAGAAAACGCAAGGCAGGTTAATAATTTACAGAAAGAATTGAACGAGATCGCTGGCAGTTACCGCAATGTGACTGACATGGCGAGGCAGGCTTCTACTGCCCAGGGTGTTTACGCGAACACCTCTGTAGGTGGCAACTATCTTCGTCGAGGTATTGTCAGGCAGCAAGAGGCTGCTAGGGCTGAACTTGGTGCAGCCGTTAGGGCAGGCGTGGCTTCAACGCCGCTGCTGTTGCCTGCTGCCGGTCAGACCACGGCTCCGGGTACTGGGCTAGCTAGAAGCGGAATGGCTCGCGGAGTCTTCGATTTAACAGGCAATGTCACTAGAGCACGACCAGTCCCCGCTGACTTCCCCGGCTTAAAAGAAGACGCAGCTGCGTTACCAACAGCTGCGACTGGCGTAAATGCCGCTTTAGGGATGAGCGAGCCAATAAAGAAGCAAGCAAATGCGCTAAGAGAAGCTGCTGCTGCGTATAAGCCATATAACGCAGAGATAAGAAAGGCTAAAGCCGCAAACAATGGAAGCATTTCTGGCATAAATAACCTTAAAGCTGCTCTGGAAAGGAAGCGCAACGAGCTGCCTACAACCACGGCTGCATTTAAGCGTTTAACCCAGCAAATTGAAAACCTTGACAGGCAGTCGGAAAAAGCCAGCCGAAGGATGAGCCGCCGTAAGTTCTCTCCCGGTAAGGCCGCCCAAGTTGCTGGTGCAACGATCTCCGGCGGTATTTTCGGTGGACCTGAAGGGTTCCTGGGTGGCGCAATTGGTGGCGCAGTTGGTGGTGTTGGCGGGTCTTTTGCTGGTGCTGCACTTGGCGCTCAGGTAGGTCAGCTCAGGCAGCAGCTTGGTGGGTTTGCTGAGTATGCGGCGAGCATTGAGAAACTCAAAATTGCGTTGAATGGTATTGCAGGTGACGCAAGTAATTACAACCAAGCACTGCAAGCCGCTGCTGATGTCACAAAAGAATTAAACATTCCACAAGAAGTTGCTATCAGAGGGATCACTCGACTTACAGCAGCAGTAAAAGGTGCTGGCGGTGGCATTGCTGATGCAGAGCTTGCGTTCAAGAACATTAACTCTGCAATTATCGCTACGGGTGGCGGTGCAGAGCAGGTTGAAGGAGCCGTAACTGCGCTCGTTCAGATTTTCTCGAAGGGCAAAGTCAGTGCAGAAGAGATCAATCAAATTGCAGAAAGACTGCCTGGCACATTTAACAAAATTGCTGAAGCGTCAGGCAGGACCGGCCCAGAGCTGACAAAAGCCTTGCAAAAAGGCGAGGTGGGCCTGAATGACCTGATGAAGTTCTTGGTTCAACTGGGTGGTGAATACGGCGAATTGGCTAAAAAGATTGCCGGGTCTTCCGAGTCAGCTGGAGCAAGACTGACGGTTGCATACGACAAAATGCGGCTTGAGATAGGTAAGGCTCTTCAGCCAATCGGTGCTGAGTTTCAGGAAGCGTTTTTGGAATTTATTACTGATATTGGCCCAAGCCTGGTGGTTATGGCGAAGGCTGTTGGAGAAGGGATGCGTTTTATTATTCAAAACAGAGGTGCGATATTGACTATTGCATCTTTCGCGGCAAAGCTTGTCGCCGTGAATTTTGCACTAAAAGCGTTTGTTGCTTTAAGTGGGCCACTAAAACTTATGTTCGCATTAATAAGAACTGGGTTCAGACAAACCACTCAGCAGGCGTCTCTTGCCGCGACAAAGCTGGCCAGGTTTGGAACGACAGTGAAAACTTTAGCTGCATCCTTAGCAGCGCCAATCGTAATAAGCTTTGCCATTGTTGGCGCAGAGCTGGTTATATCTTACTTCAATAGAATTAAGCAAGCAAAAGCTGACCTTGACGCTTCTGGCACAAAACCTCAAGGTGAAGTTTTCTTCAGGTCAATCGGTGGAACGGCTGCAACGAAAGAAACGCTGAGATCAACCTTTAAGGATATTGTCAAGAATCTTGATATTGTCGAAGCTAGGCTCGCGAAAACAAAGAAAAGTATTAAAGAGTTTAAGGCATCACAATCAGATGGAGGCGAGCGGGCCATGGGGGGAAGTGCGCCTCCTCTCGCTGGTGTAGCAGTCCCAGAAGACTTGACATCAAGGCTAAAAGCAGACGAGGCAGCTCAAGCAAGACTTCGACTGAACTATAAAACCTTAATTGAAAAGTACCCTAGTGCTCCAGAAGCCGCTAAAGGTCTAACTGACTTCGCTTCTCCTACCGGCACTGATACCGGCGGCGGCGGCGGCGGCGGCGGCAAGGCAGAAAAAGTGCGCAAGTCTTTGCTTGATTCAATCATAAATGAAGGCAAACTCATTGCCGCTACAAAAGCGAGGCTGGATAACGAGATAGATATTGGCGAAGCTCAAAACAAAAACAACAGGTCAAGGGTAAATCAGTTAAACAACCAAAGAATTTCTATTGACTTTGCCGAACAAGCTGCACAGGTTGAACTGAAATATCTCGAAGCCCTTAAGGCTGCCGAGGGGCAAAAAGAACAGGGCGCATTGGTAGCAGAAGCTATTGCAACTAAACAAAACGACGACGCTCGCCTTTCAATTGAATATGCTGCAGAGCTTACGAAAGAAGCACAGCGATACAGGTTTGAGAAAGAAGCCATTGCAAAAGCGTCCGAAGACGAGCTGTTTAGCTTGCGCGATCAGCTTGGCTTGGTGACAAACGAGCAGAGAATTGAAAGATTCAGGCAGTCAAGGAAAGACGCAGGGGATCCAAACGCTGAACAGCAAACCGATCTGTTCCGCCAAAGAATAGATCCAACGTTGACGGAAGGGTTGAGCCAAAACATTCGCAGTTTGAAAAAAGAACTGGAAGATCTGGTAAATCCAATCAATCAAATCACTGGCGCAGCAAACGCTATTGGCAGTGCATTCTCTCAGTCGTTCACCAATGCAATTACTGGTGCCACAAGTGCGAAGCAGGCATTGGCTGATTTTTTCAAGAGTGTTGGTAGTTATTTCTTGGATATGGCGGGGCAGATTATTGCGAAGATGGTGACAATAGCGGTTTTAGATGCTGCTTTGGGCCTTCTTGGTGGCAGCAGTGGTGGTGGTGGTGGTGGTGGTGGTGGTGGGTTTAACCCCAGCGCACCAAGTATTACAGGTAACTCACTCGGAGACTTTGGCGGTGGTACGCCTTTTGCTGGAGCGTTTAGGGCTAACGGCGGCCCAGTTAGCGCAAATAAGCCATATATCGTGGGCGAACGTGGGATGGAGCTTATGGTCCCTTCGGGCAACGGAAACATTATTCCAAACGATGTCTTTTCGGCAAGTCGTGCTGCTATTTCTGGCGGCAGCCCATTGGGCCTTGCTGGCGGCTCTGGCGATCTTGGTCAGGACGGAATGGCCGAAAGTCGTAATTACATCAACAACAACTACTCAACTCAGCAAGCCATTGCTCAAAGTCAAGCGGCTGTATCATCAAGCTCTATGTCAATGGAGCGAGTGATTGAGCGTAAGGCTGCAGAACGTCAAGCCACTGAAATGTCAGAGCCGATCAGGGTTAAGCTAGATACCACGGTGATCAACAATGTGGAATATCTAACAGTTGAGCAAGGACTTGCGCTTTCCGAATCCGCTTCTCGCAAGGCCCGTAGCCAGGTATTTTCTGACTTAAGGCAGCGGCCTGCATCAAGGTCCAAAGTGGGGCTTGGCTGATGCTTGCGATTGGCACTTATCTGAAGCTGGTTGATTTTCAAGGCTCAAACACTGGCTATGCCTTCCAGAATTTTTTCCAAGGCGAATCACGTACTTATTTAGGTACAAGTTATGTTTTTGCAGGGTTTGGCTTTAGCGGTGGAACGCTTGACCTGCAAGCTGCCAACATTTCGGCGGCAGTTGTGTTTGCTGTCAATCAATTGGATCTAAACATTTTCCAAACAGCATCTGATGAACGCTGGCTGGCAGAGATACGCACTGTATGGCTTGATCCTGATACGTTGGTTGAAACCAATAGGTACAGCGAGGAGCTTTACGCGGTGCTTGGTTTTGAGCATGATACGAGTAGGCTGCAGGTACGGCTAGGGAATCCTTTGGACGCAATTGAAGCCAACATTCCAAGGCGCGTACTCACTCAAGTCAGTGTGGGCGAGCTTCCCTCCACTGGAAACATTTCATTGAGATAATGCTGAGCCCTAACAAAAATCGAATTATGCTCCTCCCGCAGGATCGGGAGATTATGGGCATCACTGGGATGTCTCAAGAGCAATATGTGTGGTTTTGTCGTCAAGCGATTCTCCGTAGCAAGCTAAGACCTGGCGAGCTTGTTGCCTTAGAGCCATTCACTATTATTCTGATCAACCTTGCGATTGGTCTTGTGCTATCTGCTGCGTCGGCACTGCTAGCGCCTAAGCCTCAAGTAAGAAAAGCTCCTGACGTAAGGACAAGAAATGTAGACGGGCAGACCATCGTTAGGGGGGATCAATTTACAGCCAAAAGCGGTTTTGACACTGTTCAAAACGTTGTTGAGATTGGAAGCACCATTCCTATCGTTTATGCCAATCGTCAGTTAATTGATGGCAAATATTACGGAGGGGTTAGAGTAAATACCAACCTGCTGTGGTCTCAAATTTATAGTATTGGTGGCGGGCAGCTGCTAAGAGCTATTTTCTTGGTCGGAGAGTCGAGCGATACTGGAGATAGGTTTGAAGGAATGATTATTGACCCAGGGCAGTTTGCTATCGGCAACAACCTTCTTAATGGATACGACTTAGGTCTCTCTACTACAGGAAGAATATCTGCTTATTACAACAACACTGGCGGAAGGATTACTTCAGGAGATTACATTTCTGGTGTAACGCCTCCCAGTGACGAAGCAAACTCAGAAAACGACGGGGCAGATGATGTCTTTCAGGTGAAAAATGCAAACGGAGGTTATCAACCTGCTTTTTGTTTCACCTCAAAGCCTTCTACGCAAACCTCAATAGGGGTATATGGATTCATTGGCAACAATCTGGGTTACAGGGTTAATCCTGTATTCAGGCCAGGCAGACAGTTTACTGTAAGAACTGATAACGAAGTAAATTGCAAGTCAGACTGGCAAGAGTTGGCGAATCGCGATAAGCAAAACACAATCTTCGCTGGCAAATCTTGTTTGTACGCAAAGAATGGCGTTCCGACATCTGGAAATAGTGTTTTAGTAAATACGGGTGAAAAGCTTAGCTATAGGCTTCTAAGCTCATGCGCCCTGGATGATTACCCAAATGGTTTTACTCGCGGAGGAGGCTTGGGAGAAGCGACTGTAGGAGATGTCGCGGGTGCTGTAGCGGGGCGTCAAAAGCAGTACGACGAATTAATAAACATTGGTCAGCTTTATAAAATTGGCAGCGCCTTGGCAATTTGTTCTGACCGCAGCTTGCAGCCATTCATTTCTGATGCTGACCTGACTCCTACGGGTGGGGGCAGGGATATGACGGCGGAGTTTACGGTAGTTCGTCAAGGCGCAGTTGATTTTGTCTCCCTAAGTGACGCTGATACTAGCTCTGCCCGAATAGCAAGCAGCACTGCTCATATTATGCGTTGCGCTATAGCCAATATCGTGACTGAGCGTGGCTCTAGGATGATAGAAATAGGCTTTAGAAGTCGCTTGCAGTTAAACGTTTCAGGCATTTGTAATTTTAGAGATACTAAAACTTACTCTCAGATAGACGACGAGGCATGTGACAATTTTAACGGTGAGGACGCTGATGGCGCTTCGCCTGTAAATTTTGCTAGCGGCACCTATACAGGCCCAGAGTTAAGGTATAGCTTTTTTCGCATTTCTTATCGAGTAGCTGCAAGCAATTCAGAGTTTACCGAAATAAGCACTATTTTTGGAGCGAGAAGTGCTACTGGCGTCGATGTTTACAACTATCTTAAGCTAGATTTTACTTTTGAGAATCGATACGAGATACGGATCGAGCCTTTATCGTCCTGGGAAATACGCACAGGTGCAGCTGCTGGCCAGCTAGCTGTTTTGGATTACTCGGTGCAAAGCATTCAAACAATTAACGAAGGTGGGGTGGTACTGCAATTCTCAGGCGAAATTATTCCTAGAAATGTTGACAGTTTTAGTGTATCGGTATTCTATCCAAAAGGAGGCCTTACGCTAGCCGGAAGCAGAGAAGATAGCCCATATTACGTGGACTCTTACGCAAAAATAGCGGAGGCTTTTATTTACAATGAAGTCACAAGCAGCGCCTCTCAACCTGAGCACGAAATTGTTTACATAAACAATGTTTCAAGCAGTGCCATAGTTCCAAGATATTTCGCGTCAGCAATCGTGGGATTGAATATTAAAAGCAGTGAAGAGGTAAAAAGTCTTCAGCAGTTTAGTGCTTACGTGAATAAAGGCGTTAGGTCCACCAGCAGGTTCCCTGACGTGCTATACGATCTCTTTACAAACGACAGGTACGGCGTTGGTTCAATAATGAGCCCCCAACAGATCGATAAAGCGAGTTTTGATTCCGCTGCTGACTGGAATTATTCAAGAAAGTATTTCTTTGACGGTGCTGTTACTGAAAAGCAAAATCTTAGAACATGGGGAGCCCAAAGAGCCGCTGACTTCCTCCTGGATCTTGTTATAAGAAACGGTAAGTTTGCATTGCAGCCCGTAGCTAATTTTGAAGGGCCAGAAACAATAACTCAACTTTTCACGTCAGGCAATATAATTGATGGCTCTTTTGAGTTAAATTATTTTGACGCGGCGGATCGTATACCGCCAAGAATTTCCGTAAAATGGCGAGAGGAGAGAAACGAGACTGGAGATTTCTCCAGGGGGCTATTTCCTGTTGTCAGAGAAGTCATAGTTCGAGAGGCTGGGGTCGAAAACCTTGCGCCTATAGAGTCGATTGATATTAGCGATTTCGCGACAAGCGAAAGACATGCAATAGACAGAGGCAAATGGGAATGCAGATTCCGCAGACTTGTAACTCATTCAATTAAATTCAAGACTACCCCTAGCGAGGCCAATCTCGATATTGGTGGCGTATTCAAGCTAGGGCTTGAGACAACAACTTTTGACCAGCCTCAAAACGGTGCCATCGCATCCGATGGAACAATCACTTCTTGGCCGCCACTCGCTGATGGCAATTATTCTGTTCTGCTTTGGGATGGGGCTTCAACACAAATCACTGAGACAACAATGCTTGTACAAAACGGCTCAACAAGTTTTTCTGATTCAGTGTTCTGCATAAACAGTGGAAGCACTAACGTCCAAACATACAAGACTCAATCTCTTTCTTTTGACGAAGACGGTAACATTGAGGTTGAGGCTATTCACTTTCCAACCAACAGTAACGATGAAAGCCTGGTCGTCGATGGTTTTGACAATGACAGCAACTGGCTTTTGGAGGGCTTGATCGGCTAATGACAGTTTCTTTTCCATCACTTATACCTACTCAGCGCACCTATACGGTTGGCGATTATCCCACTAAGCGTTTTAACAGCATCAGCGGCGCTGGTACGACAAGGCTTTACGGAAGCAAAGCATTCGACGCTGTTTTGGACTTAGAGTTTTCGGCTGACGATGCAGAGCTAACAACGATTTTGGCTTGTTTTAATTCTGCTTACGGTTCAGGCACTGCCTTGACCCTGCCATCGTCGATCTTCAATGGAATGAACTCTGCCTTGCAAGCTCAAATCCCAAGCTATGTTACTTGGCGTTGGCAAGAGACTCCTCAGGTCCAATCAGTTTTCAATAATCGATCAAGAGTCACCGTGAAATTAATTGGAACATTGGATGGTTGACTTTAGTGAGTAGAATGATTCAAAAGGCTTGTAGTTATGGCTGTTCGCACTGGCAGTAACGGACAACTCAGGTGGCGGGGGACGGTGGTTGCTCGCGTCCGCTCTTGGTCGTTGAACATTTCAAAAGACAGTTTGGAGACTACCGGGATTGGAGTCTTTGATCGTTCTTACGTTTCCGGCTTAAGAGGAGCAACGGGCACTGCTGAAATCATGTACGACCCAGCCGAGGCAAGCGCAACAGCGCTTTTCAACGATGTTTTGAATAATTCCTCAGAACCCTTGAGCAACATTGAGCTTGTTTTGGATTCCGCTGGCGGCAGCCAGTTAAGCGGTTCTGCAGTTTTGACAAGTATTTCCCCCAGCGTTTCTGTTGGTGCGGTCACCTCTTGCAGCGTTGGCTTCCAGGTTTCTGGACCTTTAACTGGAGGATTCTAATGCCATGGCGGTACTTGGAATTGATGGAATTGTTCGACTAAGAAGAGAAGCGCCGCTGCCTATTGTTGTAAGCTCTTCAGTACTCAGGGCCGATATTGACGCTATTGTTTTAAGTAATCAAGATTTCTGGTCAGGGGATGAGGTGTATCTCTTCTCCCAGGAAGGGCTTCCTTTATCAGGTCAGTGCTCAAACGGCTCTGCAATGTATGCAGGAGGATTTCTTGAAACAGGCCCTAATCGTTCTCACATAGCAGACAACGATGATTTTTTCTACAAAAGAGGTGTAGGAGAAGATTCAGATAACTTTTACTGTGGCGTTGGAGCTAAAAGTGCGGAGTATTTTGTTTATAAAGATTCCCTAAACAGGCTCAGCTTTTATACAGATTATTGCTCTGCTGTTAACGGTGGGTCTATCAACAAAGTTAACTTGGCTCAGTACGATTTTAACGTTTTGTTAATTGCTGCGGCAGGTACTCAGGATTACAACAATGCTCTAACTGAATGCGTTTCAGGCGTCAGAGACTACAGATTCAGCGACGTTAGAGATGAGGTGACGCTTGAAAGTATTTGCGACTTTGCGCCCTCTTATCAGAGCCCTGCCGCAGGCACTGCTGAGTATGATGACGCAGACCTTACGCCAAGGAGTGCGGTAAACGGTTTCCCTTGGGTGTTGCAATGCGAGTTAGCTGAGTGGTCTTTAGAACTAGACGGTGCGGCTGTTGATACCACTCAGGTTGGCGAGAAATTTGGCGAAAATATAAAAAGTATCATTACCGGTGGTGGGAAATTTGATTTCCAAATTGGAGAGGCAGGACATTCGTCCGCTAGCGGAGACAGGCCCGTAGACCCAAGCTACTTGCTTCAGCTTCTGCAATTAACGGAGCGAGGCGCGAAAGCTGAAGCGGAATTTTGGTTAATGCAGCGGAAGGTCAGCGATACGTGCAGTGTTTTGGCTAGAGGTGGGCTTTATTACGCTACAAATATTTTGATAACGAACATTGCGGTGAACGTCAGGGCTACGGATGTGATCGTTGGTTCGGCCAACTTCGCGACATCTGGCGAAATTGCATTAAAAGTGGGAGTATAATGACTAAAGTGGGACAAAGAGCATTCGGTTAAATGGCAATCGTTACACCGGGTCAGCCTGGAGCTATTGACAATATTGACATTAGTCAAAACACGTTCCGCACTCAGGCTGGCGAAGTCACCAGCGCGGTGTTGCGTCTTGCTGGCGGGGAAGTGGACTCAACGTCTACGACAACGCTTTACGTTAACCATGAGATTGGTTCTGACAAATTTGTCGCCGGTATCGCAGACAATACGGTAACTCCTCCTCTAAGCAATCAACAGCTTACTTGCGGCTACTCGGAGTCAGCACCATTCAAAACCCTCAATAGAGGGCTAATCGAGGCAGCTCGCTTGTCCGTTCAAAGCGGAGTTGGGAATGATTTGTATGACCGTGTTCTAATCAAAGTCGCTGCCAGCGAATACGTTGTTGACAACACTCCGAGCACGGGTCTAACTGTGAGCCAGTGGCCTAATGATTACGAGCCTACCGAAGAAGACCTAAGAGCTTTTAACTCTGAAGACATGGGAATTATTCTCCCAAGAGGAGTTTCAATTATTGGTGCTGACCTTCGTAAAAGTGTCATACGTCCCAGGTCCGTACCAAGTGCAGGCGGCAATCCAGTAACCGACAGAGGTAGTTTATTCAAAACCACTGGGGGTTCGTTCTTTTTTAATTTTACTTTTAAAGATTCTCTTACCTATCAATCTTCTCATCACCTGCTTCAAGCCTTTTCTTTCTGTTCCCAGTCTGATTTAACCGCTTATTACCAGAAAATCGCAACCGCTTTCAATCTTTCATCTTCTGACGTTGAAGTTATAAATCCAGGCGAAACACAAATCACCACCGAATACCCTGACAATCAGGTTTCAGCTGCGACAGATTCTGTTAAAGGCAGTTCTGGATATGTCTTTAATTGCAGCTTGCGCTCCGACTACGGCATGTGCGGCATGTATCTTGACGGAAGTGATGGTGTTTCAGGACTACGCTCAATGGTCGTAGCCCAGTTCACAATTGTTGCGCTTCAGCGTGACATGAATGCTTGGCAGATTTACACAGGAGGCTCTTGGCAGACTTGCAGTGGATACAACGAGTACATAAACGCAGATAGTAACGATGTAAGGTCGCGAATCTCTGGGAACTTTTCTCCTTCCACTGGATGCTATGAAGTGGATTATAGAAGTTTCGGCTTCAAGGTCACAAATAGCGCCTTAACGCAAGAGGTCAGCTGTTTTGTTATCGGCTCAAACGTGCATCACTGGACGGCTTCAGGTGGAGAATGCACTATTACCAATAGTAATAGTAATTTTGGCAACACAGCTTTACTTAGCAGTGGTTTTAGAGGTATTAGCACAACAGGTGGCGCGTTTGCCCAAGACAAAGGATTTCAAGCACTTCGTATCCGTAGACCTCTAAAAGTAAAAACAGATGGGAGCAACATCCGCAGAATCGGAATTGGTAACGTATCTAGCTTGGGATACGACAGTGCAACAGGCGCTATTAATTTACAAGTTGCTTTTGACCCAGAGACAGCTTTTGCTAACAACGGGTATAGCTTGAAAGAAGGAGACTATATTTGGATTGAAAATAGCAGTCGCTCCGAGGGGCCTGGGGCTTCAGCAAGCCAAGCAATTGATGTACGAGCTAAGTTGGCCTCTGTGCCTTTTGATTCGGCAAATCCTACTCAGATAATTGTTGTTGACGGAGGTATTGACGACCCTAGCGTAAACAACATCTCAACCATTTCAAACCAAACCTTAGAAGGCAACCGTGTCTACATCAGAAGGCTTTCTGACACTAGGAAGCCCGAAGAACGTGAATATTCATTGGTTGTTTCTGGTAGTGCAACAACTCGCAGACCCGTAGGAAATTACATTTTACGCTTAGGGAACCGTAGCACCCTCAACCAACAATTAGACCCCACAAACAATCCAAATGAAGTTTTTATTGTTTCAACCTCAAAAGACTCAGACAACTCTTTTGGCAGCGATGTTTATAAAATTGTTATTCGTCCTGGAGACAGCGCGTCTTCTTTCAATCCTTCTACTTTTTACAGAGTAGGGACTCCTGTATCAAGAAACAATAGAGTATTTCGGAGCAAGAGGAACAAAAGATTTAGCACGTTCTCCGCTGAAAATTTTGAAGCAAGCTTGCCAATGCTCCCTGACGAAAGAGGTGTTGAACTTTTAAGAACATCTTCAGGGCCTTTGTTGATTTTAGATAACGACCTGTCAAACAGTCCTACGAGCACTGACCTTGGAATAAATCAATCAACAAACAGCTTGATTCTTGATCAAGTAAGGAGTAGCACTGATTTTCAAGGCGTAAGTTCTTTGATGAGAGCAATTGGGTACACGGCTCAAGATGTTGGATTGCAAGAGAACGGAACACTTTCGGGGACTGTTCTTGAGCAACAAGACACAGAAGTATTAAGAGACTGGAATCCTGCTGATCCTCTCAGCCCTGTACCTTCTGGAAAAATCAACTCTAGGACAAACTGGCCACTAGAGTTTAACCGGCCAAGTATTATTAGAGCGTTTGCTCACGCCTATGAGTTTGTTGGATACGGCAATTACACAAAAGCGTTACCAAAGTATCAAGCAACACCGTTGTCTCAGCAAAATAAAATTGATTATTTTGCGGTAAACCTGCTGGGTGGTCGCTGCTACAACACTGGATTCAACGAAGATGGCCTTCTAGTTCAAGGCAACGTAATTACGGACCTTGGTACTAACCAAACTGTAAACAGTGAAATCGCTGGTTTGGGGGCTCTCGCCGGAGACCCTGATTTTCCGGCAACTCCTACTGATTTTGAAACTTTAAGCGTTACACAACTTTTACAGTCTTCTCAGCGTACAGAGTTGACTAACGAAGTACTGATTAACGGAACAGTTGAAGGTTCCGTCACATTTGCAGACGGCGTACTGCCTGAAGCGACAGAAACACAAAGAGGTATTGTCAAACTTGCAACTGACTCAGATGCTGCAGGAATTAGCAACCCGTCAAATGCAAACGATGTTGACGCATTAACAGCAAAAAATCTTGGCTCTGTACGTGGAGTGGCAGATGGTCTCTGCGATCTGGACTCGACCGCCAAAATTCCAGTGGCGAGGATACCCGACCTAGATGATGCTGGCCTGATTCAAAATGCTTCTACTGCGGCCAAAGGTATTGTTGAGCTTGCTACTGGTGCTGAAACGCTTGCGCTAAGTGATGCAACCAGAACTGTAACTCCATCGTCACTAAGCAGCGCAAGAGGTGTCGCTAACGGTTTTGCAAGCCTGGATGCAACAGGTCTTGTGCCAACGGCGCAAATCCCGCCAGTTAACCCAGAGGACGTAATTAAGCTAACGCCTGCAGTTTGGGTAAGCGGTCAAGACAACTTTGCAAATTCAACAAACTTTACTTTTGTGCAGAATGCAAACACGGTTGCGATTGATTTAGGAACACCGCTAAATCCTGTACCTGGGGCTTCTGGGTTTATTTTGGTTACTAGAGCGGCTGGAGTAAACAGGCCATTTACTTCAATCAATGGGAGCAATTGGTCTGGAGTAGTAAACACTTTTGTAAGCCCAATAACTAATTCAGAAGGATTGTCGGGGAACGTGTTGATTGGATATTATGTTGCAACTTCAACCAACATAGTTTTCACCGCCTCTATGGTTGCTTAATTATGGTCACTGCAGTACCCGCTTTTTTTGGCAGCAAGGCTCGCACTCGCAAGCCTGCTGCTGTAGATGTCACAGTCTTGTTTGACGAATCTGGTTCTAACGGTAATTTTATCAATGCGTTTAAGGACAAAGCAAACATATTGTCAATTGAGAGTGCCTTGGCGGCTGAAGGCGTGGGCACTGAAACCTTTTTAAATAGATATAGTATTGGAGGCTTTGGCAATGGTTTATTTGCAGACACTAGCCCGGACAAAGTTTTTATTGACAGCAGTGAAATCTCAGAAGCAAACTGGGGAGCTACTGATCCTGGTTCTGAGTTAGGTGCAAATTTTGAAGACGAAACAGGAGCTATTTACGCTATCGCAAGGCCAGGGGGTCCAAGAGGTTCTTTAGGTGCTTTCAGAAGCAAAGATGACAATATTGCTCGAATTGTTATTTCAGAATCAACAGAAGAGGCGTCAGGCAATTTAAGAAATGGTGAGCAATTGGACGCTTTGATGAGAGGCGGTGACTCTCAGATATTAGTTTTTATTGATGGTCCTGACCTGCGATTTAACCAAAGTAGAGATTTAGAGCCAAGTTGTAGTCAGCTCAATGCTCTTATAAGTGCCGGAACTGTCCCTAGCGGTTCTAGGGTTTACGGTTTCGTTTTTACAGGGCAAACTGAAGCTACAGTTATTTTTTCGCCCGCAACCGTCGCTTCCAGTACTCAATTAAGTGACTTAACAATTGTCAAAAACATTGACAAGACAACTCTTACTTGTGAAGGGTACTTTTCTGGAGTGAGTCAAGGCGCAAACAGTAATGGTGACAGCTCAACGAACGTCGGGCATTACGCGGAACTTACAGGCGGAGCTGTATTAGCACTAACGGCTTGCGGGGACAACTTCCCGTTGACGTTTGCCGTCCTAGGTAAAATACTAGGAGAGCTGTTGTTTGATGCTTCGTTGTAGCAGCTAGAATTAGCTCACTGGTCAATACCAGAATCTTCGCTCGATAGCAGATGGCCCTTGATATTGTTCACAAGAAGAGTGGTGTATCCCAAAGGCTTCCGGTCGCTAGCGATCTAGGGCTAGGCGAAATTGCCGTAAATTACAACGCTGACGGCCCATTTCTGACATGCAAAGATACTGCCGGGAATGTCCGAAAAATTAACAATATTTGGGTTAGCGCCACTGCGCCTACTGGGGCGAGCCCCGGCGACCCTTGGCTTGACACAAGCGTAACCCCGGCAAGGCTTTTTGTATATCAAGATTCTTCGACGCAATTCACTCCTGCAATAACAGTAAACACAGCAACTTCTAGCGCAAGTGGCACTGTTCAGCTTGCTAGCGCAACTGACATTACTAATGGATCACCTGGGCGTGTAGTAGATGCTTCTCAGCTGCAAGCTGAAATCGGCAGCTTTCTTGTTGGCGTTAACGCAACATCTCCTTTGGCGGTTGGCGGAAACTCAACCCAGCCAAACATTTCAATTACTCCTGGCACGGCAGGCCAAATACTTAGAACCAACGCACAGGGCAATGCGGTTGAATTTACAAGCGATTTAAGCGTTCCTGGAGACTTAGAAGTCATAGGCGATGTTTCCGTAGGCCCTGGAGCGCCTTCTTCTCCTAGCCTAACTATTCATTCAAACGGCGAGATTACTGCTGGAGCATACAACAATATTGACATAAGTCGTGGCGGCAATTCTGTTTTAAGCAACACAAGTGTAGGAGTACAAAACTTAGGCAGCAATACTACTGGGACTGGAAATTCTTCCTTCGGAAAGAAATCTCTTGAGAGCAATACCGAAGGAAGCGGTAACACATCTGTTGGGCTTAAATCTCTGCAAGCGAACACAACAGGGTTTCATAATACTTCGGTCGGGGAATCGGCTCTTATTGATTGCACAACAGGGTCTAGAAACGTAGCGGTCGGCAATAAAGCAGCAGGTGATCTTATCGGAGGAGAGAATAATACTGCATTGGGAGTTGGAGCTTTAAGGCTTTCGACAACAGGAGAATACAATGTCGCGTTAGGGCACGATTCTGCATACCACTTCAGCGGAAACAATAATACAGTCATTGGGGCCTATAGAGGCAATTCAAGCGAAACAGCGATAAGTGATACCGTAGTTATTTCAGCAGGCCGAGCAGAGAAACTTAGAATTAATTCAAATGGATCTCTAATTTTTGGTGGTTCGTTACCTGCCAACCCCAATATTCAGCTTGATGACAACGGAGATGGAGCCTTCGCTGGTTCGGTCACGATTGCAGGTGATTTGACTGTCAGTGGAACAACAACAACACTGGATACCCAGAATCTTCTGGTTGAAGATAAGAACATTGAGCTTGGCGTAGTGGCAAGCCCCACAAACACAACCGCAGACCTTGGAGGAATAACACTTAAAGGAGCCACAGATAAAACCTTTAGGTGGTTACAGAGTAGAGAAAATTGGAGATCATCTGAACATTTAGACCTTGCACTTAATAAGGAATATCGAATCGCCGAGACAAAGGTTCTAGACGCTACAAGCTTGGGTACAGGCATTGTCGGATCAAGCCTGACAAGTGTCGGCACGATTGCTATAGGTTCTTGGCAAGGAACTGAGGTCGGAGTTGCGTATGGGGGAACCGGACAGACGACTTATACAGATGGCGAGCTTCTTGTAGGCACCAGCAGTGGGTCATTAGCAAAAGCCACTCTCACTGGTGGCACAGGGCTTACAACTGTTAACGCTAGTGGATCCATTACGCTCAACTTAGACGACACGGCTGTAACGCCAGGAAGCTACACAAATGCAGCAATCACGGTAGACCAGCAAGGAAGGATTACGGCTGCTAGCAATGGAAGTGCAGGATCCTATCTAACTGCTTCAGATATTGGCGTAACTGTCGAAGCGTTTGACGCTGCAACAGTCAAGGAAGACGAAAATCAAACATTTACTAAAGCTCAACGTGGAAGTATCACAGCATTAGCCGATGCAGCCAATATAGCGGTCAATTTAAATGAAAATAATTTTTACAGCGTAACGCTCGGCGGAAACAGGACACTTGACAACCCGACAAACTTAGCCGCTGGGCAATCCGGTTGTATTTTTATTAGTCAGGATGGAGTGGGAGGCAGGACGCTCGCATTCGGGAGCAATTACGATTTTGCTGGAGGTATTACTCCAGCCCTTTCGGCTGCCCCTGGTGCTGTTGATGTTTTGAGTTACGTTGTCCGTCTGGCCGGAGTAAGCCCTTCAATTATTTGCACACTCGCAACCAATTTTTCTTGAGGTAGAACAATGATTCCAGGCGGCATCTCCCCATTACTTATCACATCAAGCACAAGCCAATGGCTAGTAGTTGACACTTGGGATGTCAATACACAAGGAGACTTGATGTCTTTCCCAAACTCACAGTCTGGGGACATGTTTCTCTTTGTGGCATCTTCAGATAACTCACAGCCAAATATTCAAAGCGGAAACGGCGTGAGTGTTATAGAAAGAAATCAAGTTAACACCGTAGGCTACGGCATTTTTGGAGTTCCTAATCCTGGGTCATTAACCTCTTTCCGTATGACAGATGTGCTTCAAGATTTCGATCAAGCCATAGCTTTCACGGTTAGAGCGGATAATAATTTCACAAATACAAATGGAGTCACGTATAAAGGAGATAGTCTTAGAGCTACAGGATCGGGGAATACTCCAAGCCATGACAATCTTTCCTCAAACTATTCCGCAAATTCATTAGCACTTCAGCTCGTCTTTTGGAATCGTGACAATGTAAATAAAAATAGATGGTTTCCTCCTTCAGGGGCGACTTTGATAGAGTCTTCAACAAGCGGGAGTAACACAGGGTCGTTAGCAGTTTCCTTTCAACCGATTGGAGCAGCAGGCAGCTATTCGTGGGGTGCATGGGGGCAACTAAACGTGTCAGATGACTGGGTAACTATACTGGTTGAGATCATTGAGCCATAAAACTATCGGTCAACATACTCTCGAAAACTGGAAGCGCGTTAAGCAAGCCTTAGAAGAGGCAGGGAAGACAGACTGCATGTTTTACAAACGTGCAGTTGCAATCTTGTCTGGTAGGCTAGACCCTTTAGACTTGAAATAACAAGGCTAGGATTCGTGATTGAAATTTACGCTGCGATCCTAGGCGCGTCCCTTGGTATAGCTGGGATGAGTGTCTCTGGGTTTACTAGGCGAACCAGCGAAAGCCGTGAAGCGGTTATTCGCCTCACCGCTGGTGTCGAGTCTATTGCGACAAAACTTGAAGACTTGCATCAGGACATGAAGGCGGAAAAAGTTCAGGCCAACGCTGATCGCCGTGAAATTTACGAACGCCTGAATGATCACGGGAACCGAATAACTGTTTTAGAAACCACCAAGGCTAGAATCGACTAAGAATCAACGGCATTCAAATGGGCATCGAAGAAGTTTTGGCACATCCAGCCTTTTGGATTGTGGTAGCAGCAGCTAGTGAGCTGATTGGAATGAGCAAGCTTAAGGACAACTCAGTGTTTCAACTCCTGTTCACTGTTCTGCGTTCTTTAAAGGGAAAAAAGGGCTGATCCCTGCTGATGGGAGGTGGTTGTTTAGATTCTCAACGCGATCACCGCTTGAGGGATTGAAGCGCGAAATTCAACGTCGTAAATTCGAGGCAACCCTAAAGCCTCGGATTGACGCTGAGGTTGAACGCTGGCATAAATCACAGCCGCCAGTCATGCCACCACCCCAGATCAACGACCTGCACATTAAATCACCTTGGAATGACGAACAGTAAAGCAATCACCCTGGAACAGTTGTTTCGCTATTACAAAGGCTTGCCGCATCAAGCCGCAAGCATCTCACTTCTAGAAGCAGACCTTGCGAATATTGGCTATGAAGCTGCTATGCGACGTGATCGGGAATGGTTCGCAACATGGAGCCAATCAGGCAAACAGTCTGATCACAAGCAAGCATTAGAACTTATTAAGAAGTTTGAAGGCTGGCACGCAGAAGCGTATAAATGCCCTGCCGGTTACTGGACGATTGGATGGGGAAATTTGTCGCATCTTGACGGGCGACCCGTAAGGGAAGGCGACTGGATCAGAAGAAAAGAAGGCGATGCTTTACTGGAAGGCACAGTAGACAAAATCGACGACAAGCTTTCTCAGACCGTTCCTTACTGGTCAGAAATGGCGGAGAATCAGCAGGCAGCATTGATCAGCTTCGCCTACAACCTTGGTTCTGGATTCTATGGCTCTGAAGGTTTTGAGACAATCAGCCAAAAGCTTCGTGATAAAGACTGGAAAACTGTTCCTGACGCGATGCTGCTCTATCGAAACCCTGGGAGCAGCTTTGAAGCCGGTCTGAAACGTCGGAGGCAAGCCGAGGGCAAACTCTGGAAAGGCGGAGATCAATCGCCGCCAGCTGAAACAGCAAAGCTCCGGCCTGGGTCTGCGTTTACCAGTCGGCTGACCCCCCACATCACGCTGGGCGAGTTTGCGCTGAATCTAGAAGAGCGACGGTTCAATGAGCAGCATCAGTTAGATACTGCTGCAACTCTGGCGGCATTTCTAGAGCGTGTCCGTGGCAGGTTTGGCGGAAAGCCGGTGGTCATTACGTCTGGCTACAGGCCACCAGCGATCAATCGATCAGTCGGCGGAGCTAGCGGTTCGGAGCACTTATACCCCGCGCCAGGCGTTGGCGCTGTGGATTTTTATGTACAGGGCGCTGACATTTACGCCGTACAAGAATGGTGTGACCAAAATTGGCCGCATAGTTTAGGATATGGAGCTAACAAAGGATTCGTCCATCTCGGTATGCGAGAAGCCGGTCCAAGAATACGCTGGGATTACTAGAAATGGTGCTTTCCGATCTCGAAATTATTTCGCTGTGCTCCGGCGGAGCAATGAAAGACTGGTCCGAAGATCTGATCAACCCGGCATCGCTTGATGTAAGGCTGGGCAGTGGATTGATGATTGAAGTCGCAGGGCAGAAAGACCTGCTCCATGTTGACATCTCCAGCCGAACAGAAAAGAACCCTTATCGATTGACGCCAGGTGAGTTTGTCCTGGCTGAAACGCATGAAACATTTAAAAAAATACCTGATCACATTTGCGCTCAGTTTGCCTTGAAATCAAGCAGGGCTAGAGAGGGATACGAGAATCTACTTGCTGGGTGGATCGATCCAGGCTTTTGCAACAGTAAATTAACCCTCGAATTAGTAAACGTAAGGCGTCATTACGACCTACCGCTATACCCTGGCCTGAAAATAGGCCAGATCATTTTCATGAGAATGAGCGAAGTCCCTATGAACAGTTACTCGAAGACGGGTCGCTATAACGGCGATTCGACGGTTCAAGGCAGTAAAGGTTAAGCTACCCTCTCGGCTAGCATTAGTAAGCCTGACAACGGCAGTAGTGGCAGCTGAGTTTAGGCAGTGTCGAAGAAGCAGTCTGTGCCGGGAGTACCTCAGCACAGACCTAATGAAGCATGAAAAAAATGGATGGGTATGCGATCCTCACATGTGCCCCCGGAGGGTGCCGGAAAGTAATAATTCTTATCAAGTCGAAAAACGCTATCTGACAACAGCGAGAATCATGTTTCTAACCTCGGCCAAAGAGGACCAAGACCCTGAAGAGTTTAGTGAAATATTTGCATCAAGACTAGAAGAGTTGACAGAAGAAATAGTAAGTTTTGACCTAGAAGTTGTGCCGTTAAATGGCGGTTTTATTGGTCATGAGATCATAGGGTCCGAGCTTGTACCTAAAAAAGCAAGCAAACACAGGTTCAGAAAGCAGATTTTAGACGAATGGGATAATTGCTGCGCCTACTGCGGCCAGCCCGGTGACACCTTGGATCACATCCTTGCTAGATCTAAAGGCGGCAGTATGAGCGTCACTAACAATCTCTTATGCTGCTGCAGGTTTTGCAACGGATCCAAGAGCGATAAACCTGTATGGGAATGGTTTAGGGCGCAGCCCTTTTGGAGCCAAGAACGGGAAGACCATATCAAATACTGGATGGAGCATGGAACTTTGGATCAGCCATAGAAGGCATCATGTGATACAAATAAGTCTTTGCACGACAGAAGTCATCTGAATACCTGCAAATAGCTCCCCCTCGGCTGCAAGATCGGTAGTAGACGCCTTGCGTGCTGTCATTTAAAACCTCAATATAAAAACCATTGCCAAAATCTATAGCCCAGCTGGGTACATCAGTCGTTGATCCAAAAAGCGGAGCATTGGCTGGCAAATCTTCCGCCACTTGATTTCCCCTCCGCAAAACCAAGGCTGCATTCTGATTGTACTAACTTCCAGTGCAGGCACTGCCAGCAATACGGTTTCGGATTAGCGACTGCACGCAAATCAGCATAAAGTTGCTCGCCCTGCAATATTGCGCTTTCGGCATCTGTTGCATTTAAAGCTATCTCAAAAGTGTCGTATTCAGTGGTAATGGTTGCAAGCCATTCTCCGCTTTTGTCGGAAATATTCAATTTGCCAGAGTGAGAGCGATGACTTGTCATTTGAGACGATTAAGAAATGAGGCTTTTAGCTCTTGCGCTGACGCACGTGCGTCTGACTCAGTTTGCTCTGGATTGCCCCAATAAACAACTTTCCCATCAAAATACCAGGGCTTGAAGTATGAATCTACTCCGTGTGCAATTAATTTTATGCCTATTTCTGAAGTGTTCATAGTGAGTGCTAGAGTTTTCGTTCAACTTGATTCCGAGGAGTCATCTTGTCCTGATGCGTATGGGGAGCGCATGAACCAAGCCATGCAGGCGCGAGAGCCGGTGGCATCCCCTCCTAATTCAGTCGTGATTTAAGATCAAGTCTTGCTCCAAAGCTTTCAGTTCCGTTGCGGCACATACTCTCATCTGGTCATGCTCGGACGATGAGTTGAAGCCATCCCAGAGCACGGCAAGATATTTACGTTGATGGCCGTCTTTTCTTGTCTTGGTCCTAAGTTCTGTTACCGTGCCAATCCTCGACGAATATCGACGCTGATTCTCTGGCTTAACAGCAATACCGAGATGAATACGAGGCTTTTCTGCAACTCGATCACCAACGGCGAACTTGAACGGTGTGCGGCGTGATTCTTTTGTCATGGCGCTAAACGAGCTTTGCCCCAGCGATTTTTTGTGTACCAGTCGTGAACTGGTGGGATCCACTCCGCGAAATGCGGAATCATCAACTGGCACATCTGATGAATTTCTATCTGCGCATCCGCCTTGCCCCGCAGGTCGAGGAAGTGCATAAGAGAGCGCAGGTTGAACGTTACGACAAAATGTTGCCGATAGTCGAACGGCAACACGCCCCTCGCGTGCTCCTCCGATATGCCAGCATCAAGAGCTTCCTTGTAACGACGGGCTGAATCCTCGCAGTGCTGCAGATCCTTGGCCCGTAGTCGCTCGTCGTATGTATATCGCTTGCCCTGCCTGTTGACGTAATCACCAACAGGCCGCAGGTAAAAAGCTTCCTCGACATCGACAACGCCCTCAGCTACAGCAGCGATTCGCTGGCCGGTATAGCGCATAGACTGAACGTCCCAGCTGGTGCCCACCCTGTGAGTCCGAGCTTGTTGGATTACCGAGTGAGGGAAATAGCCAACAGCAAATGTGATACTGGCGTGTTCCAGTGGGCCGTAATGGCCGCGACCTCCCAAAAGCAGGTGCTTTACGATTCGATCACCAGCGTCTGGCTCGCTCAGTGGTTCGTCATGGAAAACCCAGCCCTCAGAGTAATCCTGGTGCATTGCCTGCCAGCAAAGCGTGGCAGGATCCCTCGTCTGACTCAGAACGCCAACCTGAAAGCGCGGGTCAATTTGCATCGTTAAGCTCCTGTACTAATTTTTTCAGTTCTTCGTCGTCCATTGAATCTACAGCTGACAGAAATCCAGCCGTAACGGCTGTGACAAGACGTTGAGGACTGATTATTGCCAGCAGTGCAAACTGCAAGCGAGTGTAAAGACCAAATTTAATTTTCATTGGTCATGCATCTCCAGTACATGTTGAATGCCGCGAATGTAGCCATCCCAGTAACGGTGATCGCCTTGGCGGCGTTGAAGACTTTTTTCATAGTTGTTGTAGCCGTCAATCAAAAGACCTTTGACTGACTCAATACTGACTTCGAGTAGCTTTTCATTCATTGGATTCTGATCGAGCGATTGTTGAAGCCTCGTTTTGGATCTTTTTGAGTGCCGTAGGGCCAAGTTCTTCTAAAAGAATGCGAAGGAAATGATCTTGATACAGTTCGTCATAGCTTTTCGGAAGCGGTTTGTTCATCGCTTCAATCTTGGCTGCAAATTGCGTCGAGATTCGCAGCTTTTTTTTGGCTCTGTAACACCATTCAGTGTCGGGCGCATAGCCGTGCTTTTCTTCAAAGCTTGAAACCTCTGCCAAAGAGGCTGTGATCTCATTAATACAGTCAATAAGCTCATGGTAAAGCTTGCGAAGCTCATTGCAGCTCAGATGCGGCAACTCTGTAGAGAGAATTGACCTGTCAAGTGAATTACTGTTGTAAATTGCCATTTTAAAATAAGGGGCAGAAAAGCTGCCCCAGATAGAGGTTTAGAAAAAGTCGTCTACAACGTTCCCGTCAGTGGCCTTGGCCACAGACTGGGCGGCGTCGTTGACAGCGCCTTCAGCGTTTTTCTCGTATTTGTAGTGAGGCTTAAAGCTGAGGCTAAGGTAAGTTTTACCGCTTGATGACTGCCTTTTCCATCCGCTAATAGCAAGAGGGATCTCATTGCGCTCACCAATAGGCTTGCCTTGCATGATGTACTCAGCTAGCTGGTAAGCCACAGTGGCTGGAATGTTGACGACGCCTTCGTACTGGGGGTAAGCCTTCTGGGGGTCGAAACGATCTCCCATCCTTTCTTTAACTTCCTCAATCGGTTGATTGAACAAAGCGCCGTTTACTGAAAATGAATCGGTCATGATTTTGCTTTACAGATGATGTAGCAGCCTTGCTTGGCTGCTTCGGTTTGGACTGAGTATTTGTACTGATTGGATTCCTTGGTCATACGACCGGTAATCTGAGCGATGGTGCTTGCTTTGTAGCCTTCGTCAAGCTCTTCGCAGTAATAAAGGACGAAAAGACTGGTCTCAGGTGTTAAAGCTGCAATTTTCTCCCGCAATGGGGTGGTTTTACTGTGTCGGCTTGTGCGTGCTGGAATGTCAGCAGCACTGAGAACTTTAATAGAAGACATAAAGGTCTTGGCTTGCGAAAAACACTTTAACTCAAGCTTGCGATTTTAGCAATAAGCTGACTGCATTCTTCCTCTGAAAGGTCGTTGGACGCTCTGAGTTCAAGAATGCGCTGACGGATCGAATCAAGCTGTGACGGGTCAGCCTCCTCGATCTTTTTCATTGCAGGCTTGAACACACCTGTAGGGTGCAGCTTTTGCACAATCTTGCGGCGCTTGGGCGGTACCCAGGCACAGCTGATCTCGTCGTCAATCTCAGGGCTTCCATAGACGCGAATGCAAGGTTCGTCCTTGCGAAGCGGGTGAGGCATGACCTGATTGGTCGCGTAAAAAGTGACGCGCTTCCCAGGCCACAACGCCACATCGTTACCCAAAAGCTTGATCAATGGAATCGCATTGATTTTGGCCAAGGTCAGCTCAGAGTTGATCTCCTGAAACGACATGATCGTCTGAATCTTTGGCTTCTGATCATCAAAAGCAACCTCAGCCTTACGAACGCTTTTGACTGTCAAGGTCAGGCGGCCAGAAGCTGGGAACATGAATGCCTTTAGCCAAGGCTCGTTCATCAGATCACCGACAAATTCCATCAGACTCCCTCCAGCAGGTCAGCAACATCAGTGTCGTTGGCTGGATCGTCAACTTGATACCAGCGCGGAGCTTCCATCGTATTAATGCCCCAGGATGGCCACTCGTTAGTGCCACGACAAGCTTTGATGCCTTCAATTGCGTCATTACGACGCTGACGGCCAACTTCCAGCAGTTCGTCACTGATGACGTTCACCGAATAGTTGAACGGATAAGCCCATTCGTAAGCGAGCAGAACGATCTGCTTTGGGTAAGCACCGTGGCGGTCTCGGAAACCCTCAGCGTAGTGAGCGACTTGGATGTCATAGCCCAATGCAAATGACTGCCTCGCAAAATCGCGTGGGTTCGCACTTCGAGCTTTTTTGAGATCCACAAGCAAACCGTCTTCTGGTTGCTCCAGATCAGGTAGGTAGCGGCACTCGACATCGTTCTCTGCGTCGTGCCAGAAATGAGGCACCTGCCCTGAACCCTGCAGGAACTCAGAAGCGATTGGATCGTTTTTGAGCTTGCTGACTATTAGCTGTGCAATGTGGTGCCACTCCTCAGTGATCAGATCTGCGCACTTGGAGCGGGCAAGTTCTTGAGCCTCGGCCCAGATTTCTTTGCCTGCTTTTGTGCGACGGTCTGCTCTTGGGGCAACGACGTATTTACGGCTGAATTTTTCAGGCTCAGTAATCAAGCAGTCAACCAAGCTGCCCTGACGCATTGCATCAGACGGCACCATTGGCATACGGTCTAGATCTTCGTAGGCAGCCCAGTAATCAACTGCTGTGCCGCAAGCAAATTTCTTGAGCTTGCTGGCTGATAAGGCTGGGTGATCGTGGTAATTCATTGGTTTGGTAATTCAAGTTCCATTTCAATCCAGTAATGGCGCATTTCGCCATCACCAACCAGTAGCCGTGCATCTTCGATTAGATCTTCATCAGTGCCGCCGGGATAGCCGATCACGCACCAAGTGCCATCTTCAGCGGAAGCAGCTAAGGCTCGCACCTTGACTGCTACAGGCACAGCTTCGCTTGTCATTCAAAAACGCAACGATGTTTGCAAGACAAACAGTACCACTGTTTCGACTACTCGGCAATGGAGACGGAGAAGTCCAGTGCAGCGGCTTCATGTTCTGTCATCTTCTTCGCCCACATCTTTGGTACCAGATTATTCCAGGTGAAACCCGCGTCTTTGCAGTGCTGACGCTGCTCGTAGCCAAGATTACTGACGTAGATATGCCTTGGCAGCAGGGCATTCTCAATCAGCTGCTCAAGTTGCGGCTCCCGCTTCATCACCTCGGCCAGGTAGATGCAGTCGGTCAGAGCGCGGTGGGCTTGCCAGACCGGAACGCCATAGTCGACGCATAACGACACCACAGAGCTGCGGCCCCGCTTGCTGTTCAGTGGCCACTGAATATCGTCCATTGAGCAGATCCACTGCAATGCCATCGAAGGTAAGCAGCCGGAACCTCCAAACCATTGCCGATCAAAGGCCGAATTGTGAGCCACTGCATAATCCGCCTCCGCTACCATCGCCCAAAACGATGCGGCCATTGGGCTCGTTAGGTCAGGTGCCCGCATAGTCAGCTCAGGCTGAATGCGATTTACAAACTCGGCCTCGTTTGTCAACGACGGCAGTAAAAACGAAATCTGGCAAATTACTGATCGCAGCTCAACGTCAAACAGAACAGCTCCCAGTTCGATCACGGTGCTGTCGACTGGACTCAAGCCAGTTGTTTCCGTGTCGATGATCAAAAGTTTCATGCTCATGAGGATTCAATCTCCAGTGATAAATTTCAAGTAATCGTTTGTCTGATTCTGCAATCAGACGCTTGGCCTCAGCATTAGTCATCAACTATGCACAGGGAATACAAGGTCTTGGACCTGCCTTTGAGCTTCTTCAACGCCCCGTGATAGCTCATTGCATCAATAATTTCGACGTGCTCCCATCCGCTTTTTTCGCGAAAGGTTGCTTCAAATCGCCTCATCTTGGAAGCCTCTACCCTTCCAGGAGATTCTTCGATACCAGCATCACGCATCATTTTGCTCCAATCCATGCGCATCAAGTGTCGAAAACACTGCATCAATCATCTTCGAGCTTGCATGATAATGACCGCCACGACACTTGGCCAAATTGCGATCAATGACAAACTCAGAAGTGAAATACAAATAGTTGCACGATCTGCATTTGATTTGACGGGTAACAGTGCCGCGATGAGATTGCCGGGTCGAAAGAACCTTTTTAGTTCCCCTCCCGGAAGCGCCGCAATTTGGGCAGATCAAAAGCTGCGCTCCTGAAATTTGACAACTGATTCAGGAACCAATAGCCGGTAGCTCTGGCGGTTGCGATGGATCTTGGATGCCTTGTGAATCGCTTGCTCCTCAGACCGAGCTAATACCTCGACGTACTGCCGGTCCTGGCCTGGAGACTCACAGGCCACGCAGAAATAAAGCATCAGTTGTTCTCCTGTGTGGTGATGACGGGGGCTTCCTTGATCAGCTTCAGCAGCGTGTCTCTCTGTCTGCGACGAGAGGTGCAAAGGGACATAGCAATCCAGTCAGCGGCAAGTGCAGCTTTTTTAGCGGACCAGTCAGCGCCGCGTGCAGTATTTCCAGTGGCATGCGAGGCGGCGAATGCAGCACAGCTAGCAGCGCGGACAGCGGTGTATTCAGTGGCACTTTCAGCATCCCAGCGACAGCCGCGTGCTGCGAGATCAACAAACGAGTCAACGGCATATAGAGCATCAGACCTTCCCTCATGAGCAGACCATTCCTTACCCTCCGCCAGCAAGTCCATCCCTGCAATCACAGGGGCGACAACAGCCTGAGTTTTAGCGGAAACAAGAAGCAGTTCCCGTAACTCGACAGCGAGGAATTGCCATACGACTCGGCTCAGGTCTTTTCCGTCGCACCCAACAGCTTCGGGAGACGCAGCAAAGAAACTGGGCGCGTCGCCCGGAGGCAGCTCCTCGAAGATATTTTTTGCGATACAGCTAATTGCTAACGGGATACCGTACTCCCGCTCGATGACCTCATGATTGACTTTCCCACCGGTAAGACAACATATAAAGCCGCTTTTGTAATTACCTTGAAACACGCAATTGGCCTCAACGAGCAACTTGACTCCTCTTTGTAGATCCTTGAAATTTTTGGTAAGCATCAGTTGTTCTCCTCAGTTGACGGGCTCAAGGGCTCGCTCAAGTGTTATTTCTTTGGTCATTGTTGTAATCAATCCTCTGATTTCGATTCTTTTGCCTTGGCTTTTTGCTTTGCGATTCGCATAGCCTTGGCGTACTGGGCTTTTAAATATTGAATGAATGCGGGTGTCATAAAAGGTTAGAGGCTATAAGGCCAATACAAAAGCCAGAAAAAAGCGCAAGGGCAATTGTATCGTTTTCAAGTTTCTTTAGTAGTGCTTTCTTTCCTTTGATGGTCATGAGTCGCACTCCTATTATTTGTTTGTGAAGGTTTTCATTGCTCCACACTTTGTGCAGCGCAATGTAAACTTTTCGCAAGTTCCGCTACTGAAATCACCGCTATACTTGTACTCTGCCGCACGGATGATTCCCCAGTGGTGAAAGCATCCAGACCAAAGGAATCGAAGTAGTCTAATCATTAGTTGTACTCATGTGGGCGCATTGCTTTGGCATATTGCGCCTTTAGGTATTGAATGAAAGCGGGGGTCATGAAAGGCTTGCGACTGGGGTTAGTTTAACAGTATAGATTTCGCTTCGTCAACTGATCTGGCTACTCCTGCGATTCCGCCTGCGTTTCTGATGTGTTCAATAAATGCCTTTTGCTGTTCAGTGGCCCGCCCATTGGCAGTCTTGACCTCCACGGCTGCAAATACGGCGATTTCAGTACCCACCATGTCTGGGGTGATTTTTACTTTCCTGTAGCCAATCAGATCTGAACCGCCAGGGCTCCCCACGCCAAATTGCACATACCTGCCAGTCCTTGGATCCGGCAAGCTCCCGCTATTGTTTCTCCACAGCCTTACAGGGCCGCGACTGCACGCCAGTCTGATCTCTTGCTGGATTTTGCTTTCGCTCAAATCAGAAATGCCGCGATGCCATTATTTTCTTCGCCCATGGTACTGGGTATTTGTAACCTCGACTTTTGCCTAGCTCAATCAGCTGATCCAACGTTTTGGCTCTGCCCTGCTCCGCACGTTTAGCAATATGGGCTTTCTGTTTTTGCAATCTCTCCAATGCAGCCGCCTGTCTTGAATCAATCTCTCCTAGCTCACCATCAACCTCGGCTGGGCCGCCACGATTCGGGGCCGGATAACGATACCCGCATTCAGGGCAAACCGGCGCTGGAACATGAGCACAGAAACAAGCAGGACACTGCCTGACGGGAGGTGCCTGTTCACCGCGCCTCTTCCGTCCCTCCAGGCTCCATTGCCGTTCCATGTCCGGGGGACCGTGCTCGAAAATCGAACCGGCATGATCTAAAACCGTCAGATGCTGCTTGCCACTGTCCGGCGACGTTCGCAGCCCACGACCTATTGCTTGCAAGTAGAAAGTCAAACTCTTAGTTGGCCTTAGCAAAATAATGCACTCGATCTGGGGTACATCAACACCAGCCACCCACAGCTGGGCATTGCATACAACCTGCAAACTGCCGTCCCTAAGACCAGTCAAGGCCGCGACTCTCTCTGATCGTTTGCTCTTGCCTGAAATTGCCACTGCCTTGTAACCCTGAGCCTGGAACTCAGCAGCAACATGGTCGGCATGGCTAATCGACGTGCAAAATGCCACCGCTCTTTTGCCATTGCAATGCTTCTGGTAATGCTTAATGACATCACCCGTGATGGTCGAACGGTCCATCTCACCATCTATGTCCGACTGCCTGTAGTCACCGGCTTGCATCCTTAGCCCGGTCAGGTCTGGTCGATGCGGCGCAAAGTATTTGATCGGGGCCAATAGCCCCTCTTGGATTAATGCGTTAGTGCTGCATGTTGGCACGATCTCATCAAAAATTTCACCCAATCCCTTACCGTCCAGCCTGCATGGAGTGCCGGTCAGCCCCAGCAGCGGTGGGTTGCCAATCTTGCCCATCACCTTGAGGTAAGTCGTCGCCACGGCTAAATGGCACTCATCCACAATCACAAGGTCAGGTGGCGGGAACCCATCACGCCTCGCAGCAGTTTGAACGCTCACGACCTGAACCCGGCGGTGATACTCCATTGGCTTGCCAGCAGCAATCTCGCCAAAAGGAATCTTCACCGAACGCAGCCGGTTGGCCGTGTCATCCAAAATCTCCCTCAGATGAGCAAGAAACCAAACAGTCTTGCCCTTCTCAAGGGCGCTGCGGATTATCTCAGCACTGGTATGGGTCTTGCCAAACCCAGTGGCAGCACACAGAATCGGTGACCGATACCCAGACCGGTACGCAACCCTGATGTCATTAATCGCCTGGACTTGGCGGGGGCGGAGGGAGGTCACTGGTTGTAAAACTCACCGTGATGTTCTTTGCAGAATCGTTGATAAGCTTCTGATGCTTCTTCTGCAGTGCGAAAAGATCCGAGATAAAATGGAGTCCCATTAATCTTAGCCGTAGCAAAGTAAGGTTTATTGCGATGAGAATGCGTTTTATTTTTAAACACACCCTTATAGCCAGTAGTGTTACTTTTAGACACTCCTCGATTGTATTGATTCTGAGCATTAGTCGCAACACGCAAGTTGCAGATTCTATTGTCTAAACCGTTATGGTTTTTGTGATCAATGTTCTTTTCGCCAGGGTCTTCTTTGTAGTAAAGAAGCCAAGCAATTCTGTGCGCTGGGTGTCTAGCCTTGTTCACAGCTATTCGTCGATAAAAAGTTTTATGGTCTTTCTCTATTGACCCAGCTTCTGCCCCTGCTATTACATTTCTGCAAGGTTTAATTTTCCAATAGATCTTTCCAGTCTCGGGTTCGTAGCGGAAAAACTTGTCAACCTCCTCGAACGGAGGCAGTGGACGAGATTTAGTCATACTTCCTCTTGTTGGGCTTTTCTCAAAACTTCCATAATCCAGCGCCATCTAGATTTAGAGTAAAAAGGTTTGGATTTGAACCATTCAAAAGCGTCCAAGACCAACTTGTCGGTGTTACATGCTTGACAAGCAGGTACAATGTTGCCCAGGTTGTGCTGACCTCCTTTACTAATAGGGACTACGTGTTCAACCTGTAAATTACCAATTACTCCGCAATATGCGCAACGATTATTAAACGCTTCCCAGTGACTCAAAAGCTGGGAGTCGCTTAAGAGTGAAGGTGTTCCGCCACGTTGAGCAACCTTGCGTCCTTTTGACTTAGCACGGTGGTACAACCGATAACCAGGTTCAGTCATATATCTAAAGTGATAACGTGCGAGATTCCGCGAACGCGCATAAGATTCACGTTCATCGGGATGATCGCGCCAATATTCTTGTTGTTGTTCAAGAACAAGCATTGCTACAGACGGAATGCGGCCTGCTGACGCAATTGAACGACGCATGGCAGTAAAACCTTTGTCGAAGTAAGCGCGGTAAGGAAGCCCGTACTTAGATCGTGATGGTCTGCCGTGTATTGCTTTGTATTTTGCTTGATATGTATTTAGTTTTTCCCTGAGCTCTGGGTCTTCTCTTTTTTTTCTCTGCCTTTCCACGGCGTCAATACGACTGCAAATGCAGCATTGGCTGTTTTTGACCCAGCGAAGAGTCATGCCATCGGTGTGGACGTGGTTGCGCTTGCAAATCTTGCCAAGATAAAAGACCCCAGAGTCAAAGGGATGACCAACCTCAGGCAGTATGTACTTTTTAGACATAAAGCAGTAAAACTTGAATTACTTTTTACTTCCCGCAATCGTATCCCATTCGGACCTAAAACGCAACCCTCCTTCGATCTGTGTGTGCACGCTGTAGCGAATAACAGCGCATAGTTGCGCTACTCTCTAAACCTGCTCTAATAGCAACGCCACTGTGGCGATTTATGAAATCCCTTATCGACTGGTCAATCACAGAAGACTTCCTTGAGGCCATCGGTCGCAGTACCGGCCCCATAGTTTTCGCTGTTTATCCCTCGGATCCGTCACGGCCTTGTATCCATATCAAGGCCGACGCTGAGGATATACCGCGCAACAAAATCGAGCGGATCCTTGCCCGAAATTCAGGCAGCAGCCTTGGCTTCGTCGTCAATCCACCCTCAGACCAGCCTGCCGTATGGGGCACCAAGCCGGAGCACATTAACCGCGCTGGTGAGATCAAAGCCTGGGGTGCATCCAACGCACACATTGCTCACGCAATCGCCTGCTTTGCAGAGTGCGACGGCAATCTCGACCGCGAAGCTCAAGCAGCATTGCCTGCAATGGCGGGACTCCCAGAGCCAACGGTCTCAGTCTGGACTGGTGGCAAATCCTTGCACCACTACTGGCTTTTCACCCCAGGCCAAGAGCCTGACATCCAAGATTTCTCCGACCTGCAACGCAGAATCGCAACCGCAATCGAGATCGTTGCGCCTGATTCCAAACCAGACAAAGCGATTTCCAACGGCAGCCGTGTCATGCGGCTACCGGGCGGGATCCATCCCAGTACTGGCGAACGCACAGTTATAGCTTCCACCACCACCGAGACATTCACCACAGACGAGATCGGTGCTGCTGCTCCAACGATTTTTCAACGTGGCACCCGCCCAGCAGAACCGTCTCATCACTGGTTTTCTAAACTCCCACCCGCAGAGCAGCGATCACTGGCTGTTGAAATCCTCCGTGATTTCATCCCCCTTCGCACTGAAGCAGGCCAAGGCACATACCCCACCTGCTTCGCCTGCCTTGCGGCCCTAACCCACCATTTCGGACAGTCACTTGCACAGGACATCGTTCTGGAAGCTGATTGGCAATCCCCCGGCACATGGGAGCCAGCCAAGAAGATCCTTTCAATCGGTGATGCACCAATCAGGGCGTCAATCAGCAGACTAATCAACACTGCAATAGCAAACGGCTGGGAATTACCCCAAAATGTTGATACCGAAGAGCCTAACGAAGCGCCAGAAGAACATCATGCAGTAATACCTTTTCAGTTCCTTGGTTATGAACATGGCAAGCATTACTACATGCCTAGAGCAAGCTCACAAGCAATTGAACTGACAATATCTTCACACACTAAACTGCACCTAATTTCACTAACTAGTTCCTTAGAGTTCTGGCAGCGCAACTTCACAGTCAATGACAAACTTGACTGGGATCTTGCTACAGAATGGTTGATGCAAGAATCACACAAGAAAGGTGTTTTTGATCCTGATCGTATTAGAGGCCGTGGTGCTTGGGTAGATGCTAATCGCGTTATCTTTCACCTTGGCATGAGAATGATCATTGATAATCGTGAACAAAAAGTATCAGACGGAATATCGAGCTACTACTTCTATGAACACGCCAAACCCCTTGATGGGCCTAGTGAAGTCCCGTTGGATGACGATGTTTCGGTTCAGCTTTTTAACCTTGCAAAATCTTTCTCCTGGGAGTCGCCTTCCTATGCGTTCCTGCTTGCTGGGTGGGTTGCTCTTGCTCCTATCTGTGGCGCACTTGAGTGGCGCTCACATATCTGGGTCACCGGAGGCAAGGGCACGGGTAAGACAACAATCCTCAGCCGTTTCCTTAAGCCTTTGCTAGGCGGCATTTATCAATCAGCTACAGGTGGAACCACTGAACCCGGCCTTCGTGCTGCGCTTCGCTCTGACGCAATTCCTGTACTGTTTGATGAATTTGAGCAGAACGACTCCCGCGAAAAACAAAATCGCGACAACGTTCTGGCAATGGCAAGGATCGCATCATCGGAAGGCGGCAAAATCATCAAGGGCAGTGCTGGTGGCGGTGCAGCTAATCAGTATGAAATTCGCAGCATGTTCTGCGTTTCATCAATCAATGCTTCCCTAGTGCAAGGCGCTGATCGTGATCGATTCTGTGTCCTTACCTTGCAGAAGGGCGAGGGGGACTGGCTCCCGCTTGAGGCACAGATCGCCAAGCTCTGTACTCCCGAAACAGGTCGCAGCCTGGTGGCACGAACACTGGCACGGGTGCCGACTATTAGGGCCAATGCGCGGAAGTTTGCAGCTGCTCTAGCTGTGGAGCACGGCCAGCGTTTTGGTGATCAACATGGCACCCTCTTGGCAGGTGCATTCAGCCTGCTCCCAGACAGTGATCGTGAGCTGTCTGATACCGAGGCCGCTGATTTCTGTGGCGGCATCGACTGGACATCACAGCGCCGCGATGAACGTGATGCTGATGAAGATCAATGTCTTGCGCGGATTCTTGAGTCAATGATCACTGTGGAGGGCGGCAGAAGGTTCACAATCATGAATCTTGTCGAGAGTCTTTGCGGTCCCAAAATGGGAACTATCGAAGGTTCGGATGAAACTTGCGAAAAAGTGTTAGGCAGATATGGAATCAGGCTTATGTCCGGCTCGATGATGATTGCAAACTCAAATACGAATTTAGAACGACTTTTGGATGAAACGGCATGGTCTGGAGGGGCTCATAAGCAAGCACTGAAGCGGGTTTTCGGAGCTTCCGGCTCCCCAGGAATGGTGAGATTCTGCGGAAGTAAGTCATCTAGGGCTACAGTGATTCCACTGACGGCAATTATCGACACGGATTAGCCCAAACCCCAGTCATACCAACCTGTATCACTTTAGCGATACACCGATACACGACCGATACGCCGACATCCACTGCGGCGCAAGGGTTGTATCGATGTATCGCTTTTTTGTGCCCACGAGTAAGTATGTGTGTGTAAGTAAGAGAGAGTAATATATATAATATATATTTATTGATACATTTATTATTATTGATACATCCCAGTCATACCAAGGGGTCTGCCCGTATCACCCCCCGATACGTTTGTATACGTTCACTGCGGCGCAAGGGATCTCGGCGATACGGTGCCTAAAAACAGCCCTCCAGCTAGCCTTATCTCATGCCAATCACCTTCGACGCTGAGGAAATAACCGGCAAGCTGGATGCCATCAGGCTCACCCAGTTGCCATTCGCTGCATCGAGAGCAGCTAACCAACTCGGCTGGGAGCTAAAGAACTCGGCATGGCCTGCTTTTGCCAGGAGAGCCTTCACCGCCTCAGGACCACCAGTCCCATTCACGACTGGCGGGAGTGGGGTTACTGGCGGCTTGCTCTACAAGCACAATCGCGGAGACGCCAGGGTAGAGATAAGCCTTGATCGCCCTGCACCTAAAGGGCAAGACCCTGCTCGCTACCTAGCACCTACGGAATCAGGTGGCTCGATTTACATCACTCGCTTTTCGCGAGCTTTGGGCAACCAAGGCTACATGCCGTCAAATTTCAAATACGCAGCGCCTTTGAAAGGCAGCAACGGTTTTGCTGGGCAGATGAACGGCAAGGTCATCAAGCCTGGGTACTACCAATCAATTCTTGCTGGGCTGGCTAGAGGTTTGACTCCAACAAAAACAGCATCAGGTAATCGGTCTAGGGCTAAGTTCACCGGCTACAGGTTTTTCTCCGTACCAGAAGCTCGCGGCAGCCTTAAGCCTGGTATTTACAGGGCAAAAGGCCGTGGCGAGCTGCAGCAGCTATTCAGCTACCTCGATCAGACGCCTTCGGTTCCCTCTTTATGGAGCTTTGAGGAGTTTGCAGAACGCGAATCGTTACCCATACTGGAGCGCATACTCCCCCAGTTCATTGAGGAAGCCTTGAAGTGATCGAGCCGTGCCAGCAGAGCGAGTTTTTTATGGAGCGGCTCAGGAGGCAGTCACAGGGGATGAGCCGCGAAGAGTTGCTGGTCGTGGTCGATACGTTGAGCCGGTTGTACTGCACCACAAAGGCTGGAGCTAACTGGTTAGCCAAAGAAGCCGCCAAGAATTTGTCAGCAGGTTGTTGACACGCTGCGCTTAAGAGCTATATTGCCGTTGCAAACAAAAATGCGTTTTAGATGCCTTCAATTGCTACTCTCAGACAACAGGTCAAGCAAGCAGATGACGCTTTCAGGCGCGGGAACGCGCTGATGAGCGACCAGGACTTTGACAAACTTGTTGCGGATCTCAAAGCGGTTGCGCCGTTCGCTCCTGAGGTAATGCTCCCCGGAGGCGGGTCTCATCTTTTGAGCCTAAACAATGGCGACAGAGAGGAGCTAGACCACTGGCTCTCCACGTGCGGCGCTCAGGAGCCCCTGTGCGTTTCCGAAAAGGTTGACGGGTGTGCAATTGCCATTCGCTACGTTTTAGGCCGCTTAGAGGCCGCCTGGACGCGATCCGGTGCTGACGCTACTGCTTTGGTTGCTCGTGTTGCTCCAAAAAAACTTTCGCAGCCTCTCTCTATTGAAGTTCGCGGCGAGTTGTACGACTCGGTGACTGGCAAGCAAAGCGTTCCTGCTCAAGCCTTGCGTAAGGCAAATCACACTGGCGACGGACTAGGTTTTATCGCTTACACGCTTGTGGATGCTGATGGGGATGAGTTCTTGACGCTTGAGCGTTTAGCTGCTCTTGGACTCGACACCGTGTCAGCCGTTTGCTGCACTACCGTCGCTGACGTGATCGTTTGTCATCGCCAGTGGAAAGCTGGTTGTTTTGGTCGGTCAGAGCTGCCCACAGATGGCATCGTGATCAGGATTGCTGACCACGCAGCGCAGCAAGCTCTGGGCTGTAACAGCAAGGCTCCCAATTATGCTTTCGCTATGAAGTGATGAGCTTGGCTATGCACTGGTACACCCGGTTTTGGGAGCGATTCGCAATCGGGATCCTTGTTAGATCCAGCAACATCTCGATGCTTGCCTTCAAGGACAAAGACCTGGATCAGGTGATCATGGCTGGCTCAAGGGACGATCCTGCCGCCATGGCATTCATAGAGGCCAACACCCCGGACGATGAGAGCTACACAGACCCAGACTCAATGATGCTGGAACGCTTATTTCATGCCCCAGATGGGGAAAAACCCAACTAAAAAACATGCAAACAGTTCACCTCAAAAAATCCAATGCCTTCGCAATTTTCATCGAAAACCCTGGCGGAAGCTGGTTTGAAATCTCAGGACAAGGGCGAGTTGCACTCACCCCAGGAAGATATTTGGAGTCAGTTGAAGCTGAAAAGCAAATTCAACGGCTTCGCTCGCTGGGTTACAGGCGACAGCCCTCCAGTGATTCGTGAGATTGCTGGCACGATCAGCTGCATGACAGTTGTCACCTATGTCTCTGGCTATTCGTTCGGGACTTGGTTTCACAAAACTAAAAATCAACTAATCAACAAAATCAATGACAAGATTAATCGGCCTTTATAGCAATGCACCGGGCTCCGGGAAGAGCACTGTTGCGTGGATGTGCGGAGGTCTTACGCTTTCGTTTGCAGATCCGTTGCGCAACTTTGTTTCTCACACTCTGTCGAGGCTTGGCCACGATGGGATGTCTTTGGTAAAGAGCAGCAAGGAGCAGAGGGTTTCTGGGCTAGGCGTGACGCCTCGTCAGATGATGCAAACGCTCGGCACCGAGTGGGGCAGGGCTTGCGTCCATCCCGATTTTTGGGTGATGATTGCTGAGGCTGACGCTCGGTCGTGGATGGGGCAGGTTGATGTTGCGTTTGACGATGTGCGGTTTCCAAATGAAGCTGAGATGATCCGCAAGCTTGGTGGCGAGTTATGGCTTGTGGACCGGCCTGGTGTTGTCTACGAGGGTGACCATGAGAGCGAGGGTGCTCTGCATGACATCGTGCCTGACGCAGTGGTTCATAACAGCGGAAGCCTGGGGCACCTCCGGGAAGTAGTCACTGGCCTACTCGAATGACCATTACTATTAATTTTCTTGTATCTGGCTTTTGCTTATGGCTTGCTTTAGTCGTATTATTCCTTTTCTAATTGTCACCCTTTTTATTTCTACTACTCTTCATGAACATGCCTTTATTTTTCCTGCTAGCACTGGTCACGGGACCACCTATCCAGCGAGTCGGTGAGACATGTCCGCTGGGGTACTGGCGAAACGGTGGATATTGTGTCGTTTCGCCTGGAGCCGTTGAGGCTCGAGATACGCTGCCAAACCCGGCCCTTGATACCTGCCCTGTTGGTTGGCATCGGGCTAAGGGATATTGCCTGAGGACTCGCTAGATTCCAGTTATGACAGGATTCAAGTCAGAAGCTGCTGCTGCAGCACATGAGCAGTACATGCGTACCGTTTATCTCGATGTTTTGTATGAGCTAGACAAGCGCGACGACCCTGACCATGAGTTCAGGGGGTGCTACACGGGCCTGTTCCAGAAGTATGGAGGAGAATATGACCGTTGAAATAGCCAACACTGAAGACGGGCTTGGGTTGAACGTGAGGGTCTGCGAGGATTCGATTTGCCTTGTCGGCTTCTGTAGTTCGATGCACCTCATTGAAAAGAAGGCCAATGAGCTGCGAGCTGCTATCAGGAAAAAAGCGGCTGAAACTTTTGCTGAGATCCAAGACCTGGAAGCCGAGGCAATGGGAGCACCTGGGCCGCGATGAGCGTACAGACCGAGCAGCAACGTCTCGAAATGCCTGCTCATCCTCTGCCTGTATTGGAGCGTAATCAAGACGTAAGAATTTTCATGGGTGCAGGTTGGGCTAAAGGCAAGGTCATTCGTTCGGATTTAGACGGTTGCACGGTTCGGCTGCCTCAACTCCAGAAAACCGTCCGCGTTCGCGATGCTCGCAACATCCTCCTGCTTCCGTCGATGCAGGATTGCTAGTCAAAATGCGTTTAATGGTGTATGATTGATTCGTCGGCGGGTTTCGTCGGCGATTTTTTTTTTTAATCCATGACTAAATTCATTCCAGTAAATGCAGCCCTCAAGGCGCTATCAGCAGAAGGCCATGAGGTAAGCAAGAGAGGCCGACTAAACGGTGGTGTTGCGCAGCTAGGCAATCCTTCGTATTTCATTGACGGAAAGCCCTGCAGCTTAAGTGAAGTACGCAGAATGGTCTCTGAACTTGGGCTTGAGAAGGAAGTCAAAAAATCTCATCAAAAGCCCAGGAGAGAGATCGAAGTTATCTCTGAAGCTGTTTCTCAAAACGAATGGTGTAAGTCCAGAAACACCAAGCTTTCTACTTTTGGCGAAAGGCATTTTGATGGTCGCGTTTACTATTCACTATCTCAAGACAGTCGCGACGGTTCTCGCAAAGGTTATTTTATGACAATTCAAAGAATCAGGCTTTGGGCTGAACGCAACAAGGTTATTTAGCGGATGACTTGCAAGCCTCCGGTTTTTACCGTGGGACTTGCACACACCCGGTTTTTAGGGGGCATGGGACTTGCAAGGGGTCGGTTTTCTTTATGTTTTCACACACACAAAAATACATACGGTTATAGGCAGGTTTATGGCGTGGTGAGCAGTATAAAAAATATTTCCTGAGCTATTCGCGCAAATTCAAAAAAATATTGTTATTGCGAATTAATTGCAATAAGAAAGTAGGGCACTAAATATCATAATCCTAACTCGACGCGAGTTAGCATCAGATAGCGATACCTTACTTTAGATTTAGCAATCACTATTCTAAACATTGCTAAACGCATTGTTTAAGCAAACTCAAAAAGTAGGTGTTAGCGACCCTGTGAGTTTGTTATTAATAGTGTTGTTTTAGTTCCAGTAAAATAGGGCGAGCCCTATTCGAGCGGAACCGTGTTCGGCCTATTCGAGCGGAACCGTGTTCGGCCTATTCGAGCGGAACCGTGTTCGGCCTATTCGAGCGGAACCGTGTTCGGCCTAATCGAGGAGAACCGTGTTCGGCCTAATAGAGGAGAACCGTGTTCGGCCATAAGCTGAACCTATGGCCAGACCTCAGGAGGCCGTCTCATAAGCGTATCGGCTTATCAGTGCTCTGTATCGCCTCCTACGATTAACGCTGCTAATAGGGTTACGCTATGGCTTGCGTTCTCGGCTGATCTGTTGCTATAAAGAGGAGGCGATCGAAGGGTCGCGGTTCAAATGCTTTTTATCAAATGCCTAACCTCTATCAACTGATGATCGAAACCAAAGACGGCCTCGTTCCCATGTCCTGGTCTCCTAGGCCGTATAAGTCCGTTGCTGCATTGTTTCACTATTACTCTCGGACCTGGCCAATGAACGCCTACTGGATAAGAGAGGTCAGCTGACCAGCTTCTCTTCTCCTTTGTTCTTTCGCTTAAAATCAAATGTCTAACGATTACACGGTTCTTCTCACTGGTTCAGATAAGGAGGCTTACATCTCTCAGAGGTTCCCCACTCGCAAGGAGGCCTGCATCCCCGATCCTTGTACCTGCTCTTCTCCTGATACCGTCTCTGCTGAACTTATAGCTCTCTGTTCTGAGCTCTCCTCTCGTTTCGAGAATAAAAAGAGAGACAACGGAGACGTGTTCATTGTCCTAGGAGGCCCAGATGATCAGGTCAGAGAGTCTGCCTCCTCTGCTCTTATGGCTGCTCATAGTGACGAGCTCCCTAATGATTGGCGCTATGAGGTCTGTTCTCTGACTTGTGACGCTATCTCGGAGGCCGAGGAGGCGGAGGAACTCTCAGAGATAATCAATGAAGTTGCAGAGAATGTGACTACTGTTTATAACTCTATGCTGTTCTCTTGGTATGCAGAGAACTCCACTCGCCTCAGTTATGCGGAGGAGGCTAGGGAGGAGTTCGGACCCAGTGAGGAAGTACTAGGAGACCTCCACCTGGGCCAGTATCTAGCTGCGAGAGAGACGGCTCAGAGCTTCATTGATTCTCTGGTCTCTTCATTATGAAATATATCTGCGAGCACACTGACACGTTTGGAGGGGAGCCAAACTACTCCTGGGTTCAGAGAGAAGAGCTGACTCTCTCTGATAACGTCTCAGACCTCTCTCTCGTAAGAGCTGCCAAGTCTGTCTTGGGCCTCTCTGGCGTTAGGTGCCAGAGGTCAGAGGCCGGAGAATCTATCGAGCTACGACCTTACGGCTATTGTTCAATCGTCTTTATTACTCCAATTTATTAATTAATTATGACAACTTCAACGCTTAAGTCTTCCAAACTATGGGAGAACGTAGAGAAGCTTCTCTCTCTGTCTGGCTCTTTTTATCTCTATGAACCTAGGGAGAGGTGTCGCAACTCTGGTCATGGCTCTCCTCTGGAGTGGGTAGCAGTCAATCCCAATGAAGCCGATTATCTGCATTATTCAGACCTGTCAGATACCAGTCTGGCTTTGTGTTCGACTCTCGGGTCAGGCCGTTGTCAGCTTGAAGCTCTGGAGATAGTGGAGAAGATAACGGATAAGAGACTATGGGGCGAGGTGACTTTATTGTTCGTCTCCGATTTTACCGGAAGCTCTGACTATTCTGGAGGTCTGCCGTATCTCTCCAACTGTGAGGTTTTGCTGGAGGAGTACAACTCTCCAGAATGTAGGGAGCTTATCGGAGGCCATGGCTCAAAGGCTGTCGTAATTGATCCCCGTTATCTCTCCGAAGAGCTAATGGAGAGTCTGGAGAGTCTGGAGAGTTATCCAGTATTGGATGAAGAGCACTGGTCAGAGCTAGGGGAGAAGCTTAAAGGAGAGGCTTTTGAGAGCTGGGTTGAATCAGACCTGAGGAGATATATCGAGGAGGCGTTAGTCGAGGCGCTACTAGAAGGTGGAGCCAGAGAGAGAGAGGAGGCCGAGGAGGAGGCCGAGGAGATGGCAGAGAACGCTAGCGATGATATTCTCTGGCAGATTCTCTATGAAGCTGATTCCGACGGTTGCCTATGGGAAGAGGAGTACAACTCGATGCACTGCAACCTAGATAGAATTGATTCTTCCTTAATTGTTGACAAGTTGCTAACATCGGAGGTCGTAAAATGAAGTTCTCAACTTCAGACCTCTGTCTGCTTTCTTGGATACTTGAGGAGACTCTCTCCTCTGACTTATCCAGTACAGAGGAGGAGGAGGTCGGAGCCCTCCTCTCTCGTATCTCTTATGAGTCTCCGTTCTCTCCTCTTAGGAGTGGCAAGGAGTGGAGAGAGTCTCGCGCCTAACATCTCTCAGAGTCTGAGAATGGCCTCTTAGGAGGCCATTTTTAATGTCTGGCATTATCCGGCCTGGAGGTCTCGGCCTGGAGTGCTCGGCCTGGAGGTCTCGGCCTGGAGGGCTCGGCCTGGAGG